ATGGAGCCTCGCAAGTATCGAGGCAAAGCCTTTGCCGCTGCGCTGATCGCTGCAGTGGATCAGGTGGTGCCCCTTGAGTTAATGCTCCCTGAACAAGCGCCTATGGAAAGTCATATTAGGCAGGATCAGCGTAGCAAAATCCGCCGCCAACTCCTTGCCCTCGCCGCCGAACTGCGCGGCGCCGCCCACTAGACATTCGCACTAATGGATTCTCCCGACCCTCAAATTATCAAACTCCCTCGCAATGGCCCAAAATCTGGACAGTCCATGAAAGCATGGCTTTATGGCAAGGACAAAAACTGTCAAAAAAAGCGTGATGCCGCTAAATGGCAAAATAGAGGGCGTTAGCTCTCTTTGTTGAATCGTTCCCGAATGTGCGGCAATGCACTAGGAATGAAACGATTGTCATAGTTCGCAATGGCGCAGAACTTCTGCGCCTTTTCTATGCTTGCAAACGGAAAGCTGAGTTGCTCAATCTCTCCGCTGTCAAGCATCCTCGCTATCGCCCAGCCCTTCTCCGTGTTCGTCAAGCATAGAATCGTCGCGCTCTGGTTCATTGTTGATGGAGGCAGGAATGGGCGATGGGAGAGGGGCGGAAAGCTCTTGCTTGTTGTCAATGCCTTGGGCGTCTTGCCAGATAATGCGCATGGTTCCTAGAAAAACTCATCATAGTTGATGGGATCTTCTTTCTTCTCCAGCTCAAAATCAAGAGACGGAGCTTCGTAGTCCCAAGAATGGTAAAGGCGAGTCTTTTGCCCTTCGGGACCGTCTTGGAAGCTGCTGGTGATTAGCCCTTGACGCCTAGCCACTTCCAAAAGCTTGCCAGTGGAGCCAGTATCGAAACTCCCGCAAAGGCTTGCTACTTGCTGCTTCGTGAAGCGCTCGCCTTTTCTCATCGTCACAGCGTTCACCACGCGATCAAGCTCTTCCAACGATCCGCCCATTGGCCCCGCATAGCTCCAACCATAGTTGAGTGAATCCCGCTGAAGCATGTGCTTGCCAGCAAGGCCACTCCGGCTCTTGAGCCATTCCAAGACAAATTGACTGTGGTTGTAGTTGTTTTCTGGGCGGTACAATTTGACCACTTCACTTACATTGTCCTTGAAGCTGCTGCTATCGCGCAATCCTCCGCTCTTGTTTAAGTGGTGGAGAATGACAATGGAGCAGCGATAGTTATTGGCCATATCACGTAGGCCATAGAGCACGTCACCAGCGTTGCTTTTGGTGAGGTCTACGTTCATCCCAGCGAGGCAAGCAGTTAAGCTGTCAATCACGACAAAGATGGGCCGGTTCTTGCGAATGTAGTTCTCAAGTTGTTGCATGTGGGCGAAGCGCCAAGTCTCCCAAAAAACAATGTCGCCAGGATTTAGACCGGCTTCTTGATAGCCAATAATGCTCAGTTTCTCGCTGGTATCTGTCAAAGGTTCGTCGGCAGATATAATCAAAGACTTGCCCTTCATGCACCTCCTGCCACTCCAATTCTGACCAAGGGCTACATTTAATGCCCAATTATACATCATAGTTGTGTTATGAGTGACGATAAAATCATCCGTGATGTATGTGTGCGACGGGTGGTCAACGGCTATGCACTGAGCCTCAAACTCGCCCTCGTATTCAATCGCCTCAAACAATCGAGACGGCAGATATTTAGTGCGTGGAGTCTCCTTGGACGCCTTTACCTCCGCGTAGAAGCTGCAATAGCCTGGTGGCATGGAAATGAACGCTCTGTAACCCGTGCGCCCTTTTCTTCTCTCTCCTAAGTAGGAATACGATGTTTGCCGCTCACTGCACGAAACCCTGCCTCCCAGCGACTGCACAAGCCATGCAACCCCATCTCTCAGTTCACGCGATGCACTGTCAAACGTGGTAGACGTTCCACTGGTAGTGCCGTCGGTATCCATTAACCCATTCAGAAGATCGAGTCGCTGCTGTACTGAACCATGCAAGTAGGATGACGGAATAAACTTTTCCCACGACCTGCACCCCCATACACCCAAGCCACGAAGAATAATTCTTATACCCTGTCGGCTTGACCCCTCGGAAATCGAATAAGTAGCACAGTGACTATCTACATCCTTGACGCCCATTGAATGACCCTGAGGCAGAAGTGCATACACTCGATGCGCAATCTCTGGATCGGACACGGTAATCGAACAGTTGCCAGACGAGATGCATCCGTCGCCCAGCAATACGCCGAGGACATAGGGATGGAGGGCGAGATCCTGCTCAGGGAATTGAACTGGTCCGCACATAGGGATAGAGTGGTTCCTGCTGTTGCGACCATTGGGTTTAATGAGTCGCAAAGTCTTCTGAACATCACTCAGCGAGCGCACGGACCACCCCCTGTGCTTGTCTCGATCTTGCTGGGTTTTCGTGACCCACAGGTGCTCATCACAGCAATGGGTGATAGAGCCATCGCTCATTGTGACTTTATAGATTGGCTTGACACCTTGAGGAAATACGCCGCGCACTCTGGTGGTACTTCCGTCTCCAGCAATTACCTCATCTCCAGCAGCAATGTCGCCCATGTTCTTGTAGCCACTTGGCGTAAGCACCTTGCTCCATAGTGGCTGAGCCTTTCCTACGCCCCCTTCTGCGGCCAGCAAGGTAACACTGCCGAGCGGAACAATGCCTGCAATCAACCATTCTCTTGCGGCATCAGAAGAAGCAATGGTGAGCGCATCAACGGCTTCAATTTCTTCTCTGCCATATACTCTTGCTCTTGCCTCAGTGATTATCTTGTCAATGTTCTGCTGCCCCATCTTAACTCCACGCTGCTCTAGCCAGTTGCCAGTTTCATAGGCAATGCGGGCATCATTGGCATAGAGGCCAACAAAATTTTCAATAGTGGCAATGATCTCCTCGTAGGACGGCTTACCGTCGCTATTGGCATGACGATTCTTCGGAACAATGGAAGAGAGGAGGTCGTCTTTGCTGGCGCCTTCTGCTATGTAGTCGCCAAGGTCGTAGCCATTGCCTGACGGCAAGTTGTCCCATTCCCACGAACGCGGGTCTGCATAAAGCCATTGTGAACCTGGGTTGTCAGCCGCTACCTCTGCCATGAAGGCAACGCCATGTTCGTCCCTGTCAGGGCACAGCACAAGCTGATAGCCCCTGAACAGCGTGGAGTAGTCACCATTGGTGCGATACTGCTTAGAGCCTCCTAGAAACGTGCAACAGGGGATTTCCAGCGCCCACACTGCTTGGCACGTCAGCTCCCCTTCAACAATGAAAATCGGCAAGCTGGTTTTCTTACTTAGCTCTATCGCTTCGTGGTAGTAGAAAGGCAAGATGCCTGCTTTTACTTCCTGAAGTTGAGTTTTATGGTTGGTGCTGCCTTGTTCAATGGTGGGAAACTCTTGCCAAATTTGCTTACTGCCAGAGCTGTCACTGCGTTTGACAATGACTACTTTTTCGCGCTGTTTGTTTTCATAAGGGAAAGTGTATTCCCCTGGATCTCTTGGTGGCTTTTCCCATCGAACCAAAGGTGCAAGCGCATCGCGCACTTCCGCTCGGTGAGCTGGTGATGGGTCGTGCCAGCAGTTGTAGCCGCCAGTTGCCTTGTTCACTGAGAAGTCATTGCCGCCACATGCAGGGCAGATGAACTTGCCCTTCTCCTTGCTGGGCTCCAACTGGTCAAGGAAGTCGAGGATTGAAAACGTCACGCTCATGGGCAGAGGGCAATGCCCATGATGCCACAGGCGTCAACAGAGCGGCGATAAGCAGCCCTAATGGGCGAAGGTGTGGACAATGGCAAGGGAGCGGCTATTGTGGCCCTGTTGTCCGATTCGCCTCATGCCCACCAGTCCGTACAAAGGCGGCAAGCTCAAGCGGCATTTCACTCTTAGCGAAGCTGCCAATGAACACCTTGCCTCCATCGCTGCTGATGCCCGATTGTCCAAGAGTGAGGCCCTAGAGCGTCTCATTCGCTCCACGCCAACCTACGAAGGCAGCGCCACGCTTGCCAATGGCGCATGGAGCCTTGTCATTGACCACACTGTTTTCGACTCTTCTGATGAAACTGTCTGAGCTTCAAGAACTGCTCAATAAGGCATTAGCCGAATGTGGGCCTGATGCTGAAATCTTGCTTTGCTTTGAGCAAAGCGCCCTTGAAGATGGCTACGACGAAAAATGCACAGAAGGCATTACTGACGTGCGCCTCATTGAAGACTGGCCCCTTCCTGGTAAAAGCCTCACCGTCTACGAAGGAGAAAAGGCTAAGAAGGTCATTCTCTTCTATGACCACCACAAAGAGCTTGACTCTTCCATGGTCGCATGAACCACAGTTTCATGGTATGAACCACTCTTTCATGCTTTACGATCCACAAGCGTTTCCTTCTTCCATGACCCTTCCTGTTACCGCCGCCACTGAGCACCTTCTCACTGAACGCCGTCTTGGCATTTTCTCCCCGCTGGAGATCAGCGCCAAGCAGTTCACTGCCGCCTACGAGCTTGCCATTGGTGAGCACGTTGAGAAGAACTACAAGGGCCTGTCCTACCTTTCGTGGCCGTTTGCCTTCCGCTACCTCAAGGAGCAATTCCCTGGCCTGTTTGTCGCCTTTGAGGAGCGATCTGAAGGCTGGCCAGTGTTCGGCCAAGAAGGCTGCTGGCTGCTCCGTCCCTACTTGACGGATGGCATCAAACGCACTCCTGCGTTGGTATTTCCGTTGATGGACAACAAGCACAATGCTCTCAAAGAGCTTGATGCTCGCGCTGTCAGCGACAACATTCAACGAGCCAGCGTGAAGTGCATTGCCACGTTCACGGGCCTTGGCCTGAAACTTTATGCCGGTGAGGACATCCCTAAGAGCGATGAAAAAACAGCGCCCAAACTCCCGCTCCAACAGGAAGAAACGAAGCCTGCTGCGCGGCGAAGCGCGAAGGCGGAAGAAGTTAAGACTCCTGCTGCAGACGCTGAAAATGGAGGGATTGCTCCCGCCAATGAGCCCGCCCAGTTCGACGGCAAGGCAAGCCTTCTTGCACTCTGTAAAGCCAACCCTCTCGGCTTCGCCAGTGAACACGCCTCTCTGAAGGCAGGCAAGGCAGCGCTTGAGGCCATCGGCTTGGCCAAGGGCGATGACATTAAGGACAGTGCCATGTTCGCCAATGTGGTGACGGGCCTCGTCACGGCATGGGCCAAAGAAGCTGGGCTAACCATCGCCAAGGAAACCATGGCTGCCGACCTTGACAAGCTCCGTGCCATCGTCACTGAAGGCACCATTGAGCAAGCCATCAAAGGCGTGGAGGCTTTCAAGGCGGGAAAGTAATCGACCTGGCCGCAGCCAACCTTGCACTTTGTTTCAATGGGGCAGTGGCGATGGAAGAAGATGGTTCTCCGTTGCAAAACTGCCCTTCGTTTTCTTAACTTCCTCATTAACCCATGCTTGATTTTCTTGGTAGGGCCTCTTTAGTGTTCGTAAAACTTGTGCTTGTGCTTGCGCTTTGCGCGGCTTGCCTTAGTGTTGGTGCTGTTTTAGGTTCAGAAATAGGCATTGCGATTGGATGGATGGTCTTTGCTTCTTTTGTAATTACTTGGTGTGAGCTTGATTGATAGTTACTGATCCCTCCCCTGCTATCCCCGTGACCATCAATTTCTCCCTTTTGCAAAACTGCCCTGCCTGTGAAAGCTCATGGCAGGGCGAGCCCATTCCTTCCGCGCAGCAGCATCTATTTGGAGACAAGCAATGGTTCAGTCGAGTGTTTGCTATTTACGACCAGCGAGTAGATGGCACTGTGGCTTGGCAATGCCCTGATTGCAACACATGCTGGGACAGAGAAACTGGCAAACGTCGTGATGGCTTCAACCTTGATCGCCTGAAGCGAGACAACTGGAATGGCTTGCTACGATCTCGGTCTTGAAGCTCTTTCCATGACTCCCTTAGAGCGACATGAGCCGCAACGCATCAGCATCAATGGCAAAAGGCACTATGTCACCGTGGGATTTCCAAACGTCCCTGATGGCATAGTGCTTCCTTCTGTAACCACCGTGCTTTCTTCAATGGCACCAGTGGGAAAGATCATGGCGCTGGTCAATTGGCGGAAGCGAGTGGGAGCCGAGGAAGCCAATCGTCGCACTCGCCTTGCCGCTAATCGTGGCACCTGGCTTCACGCCATTCTTGAAGATTGGTTTGGCGATGAAGACATTGAAAATCATCTTGAAAAGGCGCCAGATTGGCAGCCTTATTTTCAAGCAGTGGAACCATTCTTGCAAGGTATTGAACAACCAGTGCTAGTGGAAAGTGCAGTGGCTTGGTACGATCAGGAACAGGCTATTGGTTACTCTGGCACGTTGGACATGGTAGCAACAATGTCTAATGGCTCACTAGCCTTAGTCGATTGGAAAACCAGCTACAAAGAAAAGCCTGAAAAGCATCTTGCTGATTACAAGCGGCAACTTGGGGCCTATTCCATGGCCGCAGAGCAAATGTATGGCACCAGTATTGATGAAGCTTGGTGCGTGATTGCCTGCTTCGATCCAGAGGACAAGGACAGCGAGCCAAGTCTGCAGTTGGTGCATCTTGATGGCTTTGAGCTGGTAGCACAGCAGCGCATCATGCAGGACACCGTGCAACGATACTTTACAGAGCACTACCCCGGTGGCAAGACTTTCACCATGACGGCAGACAAGGGGTAGGCGATGGGAAGGAATGGTGGTAGTATTGGCAAGCCCTGAACGAGGGCGCAACCATCACTCCTACGGAGAAACACCATGGCCAATCGGCCCCCGATCACCGCTGCCATCGACCTCACGCCTGACGTGCTCAACAAGCTCAAGGCGGCCGGTCCCAACGAGCGCGGCAACTACAGCCTGGATGTTGCAGTCTGGGAAAACACCAAGCGATCTTCTGACAAAGCCCCTGGCTACACCGGCAGTGTCAAGGTGAAGGGCGATAAGGACGGCCCGAAAGGCTATGCCAGTGTATGGGTGAATGAAGCCCTTGGCGGCGACGACCTTTTTTGACCATGTTTAAAGACCGCGAGTTTCCCGTCGCAGCAGTGCTGACTGTAACGGGCGTTGCATTGGTCGCCTTTTTTTTGATTGGCGGCCCTCAGTACAATGTTTGGCGCGAAAGCCTTAATGGCAAGGCTGAACTCCAAAAGGCTGAGTACACGCGACAAGTGGCAGTTCTTGAAGCCCAAGCAAAAATGGATGCCGCATCCAGACTTGCTGAAGCCGAAGTTGAACGCGCCAAGGGTGTTGCAGAGGCTAATCGCATCATTGGTGACAGCCTCAAGGACAACCCTCGCTACCTGCAGTATCTGTATATCACAGGGCTGCAGGAAGGCAGCGAAAAAGGCAACCGGACCATTTACGTTCCAACGGAAGGTGGAATGCCGGTTCCCACACTTGACATGACCAAGTGATCACGGGGCGCTTCGGCGCCCTTTCTTCTCTCAAAAACAACCATGAGCATCAACACCATCACCACCGACCTTGCCGATTCCCTGTCGCCAGCAGCGCTAGAACTTCTCACGCAAGCCAAATCGGAGCTTGTTACGGATCAAAAGGGCTACGCGAAGGAAGTCGTAAAGGAGCGACTTTTGGAGATTGAACGACTGACCGTGCTTCTGGAGAAGGCCAAAGCAGACCTTGCCGAACTGCTCCAGCATGATGTTCCTGCAATCCTCATGCTTCAAGGCAAATGACTTTTGTGCGCACTCACCAAAGCATGGTCTACGCCGATGGCACAAAAATGTGCATTGGCTTTCCTGGTCATGGCGTAGCGCATTTGATTACTGGTCCCATTATTAACCAGCTTTCACTAGAGCATCGTTTTGATGGGATCACAGGTATCTCACTAGAGATTCTCGCGGCACGATGCACTTCCATAAGCGCTGACGACGCCGCTGCAATGTTTGCCAGTGCCGACAGCATGACGGTCAACGAACTATTGGCTGCGGCTTTCCAGAAAATGAACAATCGCTCTTTTTAATCACCATGTTCCTCAACGACAAAGAAATCAACGCTCTCGCAGAGCTTGACATTCTCATGCCTTTTGTGGGCGAAAAGCGGCGTGAAGCCAATGGCCACGAAGCAGTAAGCTATGGGCTGAGTCAATGTGGCTACGACATCAGGCTGTCTCCTGCGCAGTTCTCAGTGTTTGAAGACGATCAACTGCTTAGCGAAGATCAAGCACTATGCCCCAAGAACAATGCCGTTCGCACTTACGACTTGGTGCTACAGCATAGCGAACTGGGCTTCTTCTATGAACTACCTCCGCGCAGCGTTGGCAATGGCATCAGCCTGGAACGGTTTTCGATGCCCAATGACATTGGCGCTATCGTCAAAGGCAAATCCACCTACGCAAGACTTGGGCTGCTTGTAAACGCAACGCCAATTGAACCCTCATGGAGCGGCTATTTGACGATCAATTTTGTGAATACAAGCCCATTCCCTATTCGCTTGTTTGCAGATGAGGGGATTGCGCAAGTTCTTTTCTTCCGTTGCGGAGAAGTAGAAACGCCCTATACGGGCCAATATCAAAATCAAGGCAATGTAGTCACTTTGTCAAAAGTGGGCTAAAGTGTTAGCGCCAGGTCCGGTGAGGCTCGGCATGGCGGGCCGTGGCACGGCTTGGCGTGGTATGGCAAGGTAGATGGAAAGGGGCCGAAGCCCCTTTCTTCATGCAACAGCTACAGTGCATCTAGCCGCCGTCTGATTTTGAGCGCCCTTGAAGATCAGTTTCTCAAGCAATGGGACAAGGCTGCTGGCATTCCATTGAAGCGCGAGTATTCCGACGTTCCTGCTTGGGAGGCTGACTTTGAGCAGCGCTATGCCAAAAGCAAACGCAGTAAACGCTACCGCTTAGACTTTGCCCACCCAGAAAGCTGTACTGCCATCGAAATCCAAGGTGCTGTTTATAGCCGAGGACGCCATGTTACAGGCAGTGGTTATGAAAGAGATTGCAGAAAGTACAATCTTGCCTACACTTCTGGTTGGACAATCTTTCTTCTCAGCGCCTCCATGGCCAAAGACCCTTTCTGGACGACGTTGATTGCTTCTCATATTTCTGCAAGGACTTTACGGCCTCGTTAAGCAAAGCTTCCGCAGCCTCTAGCGAACTATCCCGCACTGCTACAGCTTGCCGCAATTGCATGTTCTCTAGCATGGTGCCCTGGAGAGCCGTATTCATCATCGCCCAGCCTTCCAGCAGGTTATTGGCCACTTCCTTGAGCTTGGCCGGATCGTTGCATTCCTTGAGCGCTTTACGGCTTGTGGCAAGCGCAAACTCGCGCTCCATTGAATGCTGAAACGGACCCATCACGGCAGTACAAGGCTGGCCTTCCCACTCTAACTGCACCGGCACGGCAAACTTCATTGTTGTTGATCACGCTGCGTTAAGGCTAACGGCATGAGCAAGGGCATCAATGGGAAAAGCCGAAATGGTTGGTCGTGACAGCCGAAAACCCTTGTCAGCATTGACGGAAAGCCCTACAGTGAGCAAGCCCTTGATTCTTTCCCCATGCCACCACCAGGCAAAACAGACTGGCCAACCATGCTCGCAGAAGTAGCAGGAACAGCTCTTGGAGGTATTGCCACCATCTTGTTCGGAGGGTGGCTGCTAATGACTTGCGCCGCCCTCTTTCCTTTGCCGTTTGCGCTTTCCTATTTTGATTGGTGCCTTGTTTGCGCCACCATTCGTTTTCTGGGAGCCAAATGAACTTTCCCTCAATTGATCCCCTTGGTGACGGCAAGAGCCTTGTCGTTCTTGTTGATTCAATGGGCAGAAGCCTGTCCGTGGTAAATGATGCCAGACAAAGCTTTGAGCAGCGCTCCGAGGAATGGACAGAGCGCGACGAGAAGCTCGTCAACTACTTAGCCCGCGAGCACCATACAAGCCCGTTTCGTGGTGTGGTGTTCAAATGGTTCGTAAAGGCTCCACTGTTCATTTGTCGGCAATGGTGGAAGCACGTTGTTGCATCCACTTATGTTGATGATCAGCTTGGCTGGAACGAGAAGAGTTTTCGCTACTGCTCAGCAGAGGATGCTCAGTTCTACACGCCAACACACTTTGCCAAACAAAGCAAAAGCAACCGACAAGCCTCTGAGGGATTCCTAGACGGCAATGATCAAGCATTGGCCCACCAGCTTTACGCACAGGCCCTGCAGGGCTGCATACAGGCTTATGAGGGGCTTCTGCTGACAGGAGTGAGCAAAGAGCAAGCTAGGGCAATTCTACCGCCTTGCATGTACTCGTCATTCACGTGGACTTGCTCGCTGCAGACGCTGCTTCACTTCATGAGCCTCCGCATTGACAAGGGGGCTCAAAGTGAAATTGCCGCTTATGCAAGATCGTTGCAAGTGCTTGCTCGCCCCATTGCCCCTGAAGTGTTCAAAGCCTTTGAAGAAAACAACTACCAATTCTGACCATGAACGCTTTTAACTTGCCAAACAGAGATAAGCAGCACGGAGGGCTTGAGTCGGTTGGGATTGTTTCCCAGCAAATGAAAGTCTCAATGCGTGAAAGCCCTAATTGGGCATCACTGTCTCTACACCCAGCGGGGAGGGAGGCTCTTGACATGATTGTTCACAAAATCGCAAGGATTCTTTCTGGGCATGATCCTCACGATTCTCAGCACTGGGAAGACATTGCAGGCTATGCAACTGCCTTCATGCGTACATGGTCAGAACTGCACCAGGATGAAGATGCAGAGTGCGAAGACGGCTTTTGTCCTATGCCCTCCGTCAGGCTAGGGCCTTCAGAAAGCATGTTTCCGCCAATCAACTAGCCTTCAATAAAAGTATGGGCGGCCACTGAGCCGCCTTTTCTTTTCTTCGTTCATGCACTGGTACCACTCGCTGGCACTCTTCCATCCATTGCTCCCAGCTCCCAATGCTGGTGTGGGCACTAACGAAGCTATGGGCATGTATCCAGGCCATCAGTATTTCTTCTCGTTGTTCAGTCCAAAACCGCTGCGGTCTCCACCATTCAAGCAAGCCCAAATTGGACTTAGAAGCGTTGCAGGACAGACAGGAAGGAGTGAGATTGTACCTTGCAAAGTGCGGCCCTCCTTTGCTCTTAGGGACAATGTGATCAAGCGTCAGTTTCTCATGCCACTTGCCACAGTAAGCGCAAGCCGCCTGCCCCATTGGTCCCCTTAGCGGGTAGTCCTCAAAAATGCTCTTGCGAAAGCGGCGCTTTGCCTCAGATGGTCGTAATTCAATGAGAGAGTGGAGAAGATCATCAGGCCCGTGCTCTCCGACCATCGCGCTATTCGCTTTCCTAGACGATAGCAGGCTGGCTCAGTGCTTTAGTGGCCCGCATATTGATGCTTAGAATACAGAAAACATTGCATTGAGCTAGTGCTAGAAGCTCTTTCCAAGATTGCCGCAACGGTAACGGCAGGAATGCTCATGGCTTCTGGCGGTATGATGATTGCTATTGGCAATCAACAGGCCCGGATAACCGCTCAAATTGAAGGCATCACTAAAAACCTAGAAGCTCTCACGGAAAACGTGCAAGAACTAGAGGCTCGCGTGAGAACTCTTGAAACCAATAGAAGCTCTGCTCCATAATTCCTGTTAGGCTGTTTCTAGCCTTTGGAGGTGTCATGGTAGAAGAAAACATGGAGGTACTGATTGGCTTCGGGCTCTTTGCGCTGAGCGAGCTAATCGGCATGTCCAAGTACAAGGACAACTCTGTTCTGCAAGTTTTGTTGCGCAGTGCATCTACCGTCTTTCCTTACGAGCTAAAGCATAAGACAAAGAAGAAGAGTCGCCCGCGTGATCGCCATGGTCGATTCCTGCCCGAAGACTGATGACGCTAGACGATTGGCGCGTAGCTGTTGATGCTGCCATTGGCACCATCGCTGCTCGCGGTATTTGGCTTGCAATAGTGAAAGGCATCATTGAGCCAGTGGCGGCATTTTGGGGACGCAAAGGCTATCAGCGACTGGATAAAGCATTAAACGACTCTCTTCCAAATCTCCCAGAATAATGAGCAATTTCCTGCAGGCAGCCCGTCACACTGATCCATCGTCCCCTTTGCCTCATCAAGATGCAGCTTGGCAATGGGCGTGGGAGCAATTCTCAGCAGACAAACGGGCAGAGTTCTTGGAAATGTTTAGGGCTGCAGTGCCAGTGAAAGAGCCGCTATTGCCAGTCACTCCCAAGCCTCCAGCGGGCAGCGTGCAATTGAGTGTGCCGTATGAATGCCAAAACGACAACGTTTCTGGTACAGGATGGAGAGAATGCTTTAGCAGTGCTGCTGCAATGGTCGCAAAGTTCTATGGGAAAATCAGCAGTGATGACGCATATAACAAGATTCGCGCCCGCTTTGGAGATACCACCAATGGCAATGCCCACGTAAAAGCCCTGCAAAGCCTTGGGCTAAAAACACGCTTCGGCACTAACGGCAATGCTGCGTTTCTTGAGAAAGAGATCAGAGCAGGGCGTCCTGTGCTTGTAGGTTGGTTGCACAAAGGAAGTGTTAGCAGCCCTTCAGGCGGTGGCCACTGGTCAGTAGTCACTGGTTTTACACCATTGCACTTCATCCACAATGATCCCAATGGGGAAGCTGATATGGTGCATGGCGGCTACATGAATAATTCCAAAGGGAAAGGAATTGCCTATTCGCGGAAGAATTGGTTGAAGCGATGGGAAGTGGATGGAGCTAATACTGGCTGGTATGTTGCCGTAGAGCGATGACTGCTGGTGTAATTATTGCCTGGGGACTGCTTTCGTGCTGTATTGCCGCGTGGTCGCTGTCTTGTCAGTATGAGTGCAGGACAAAGTGCTATCGCAGTCATCAGCAAGAGCACCAATAATAGAATTGACGCTGAGCAAATTGGCTGACCAGGGCCAAGGTTTGTCTTATTACTGCCCTTTCACTGGCAGGCTGCCCCTCCAGTCCACGGACAGACTGCCGGTGGGAGTCTTCACCTTGAGCTGCCGGTTGCTCAGGCTGATGGGCCCGGACTGCATGACGGCAGTAGATCGCGCCGACTGAGCCTGGCCGTTCACCGCCAGACGCGGGAACGATTCGATGATCTGGCTGGCCGGATTGAACGTGCCCCAAGATGCGGTGATGATGTCGCCGCGCACGTTTCTGTAACTGACAGACGGACCCGCCAGGTCAACCGACAGCGGAGCAGCGAGCACGGCGGCGCGGAACGAGGCGAAGTCGGCGAACTCGACAGCGCTGGCCACGTCCATCACCACGACGTTCTGAGCGCCGTTGCTGCGCAGAATTGTCATATCGGGGAACTCGCCGGAGATCAGCTCCGACGGCCCCCAAGCGCGGATGGCGACGTAGCTGGAGCCCTCCCGCAGGAAGTGCCAGCCACGGTCCTGCACGGCCTCATCGAGGCCCTTAGGCCAGCGGATCCATGCCTGCTGAATCATCGGGCCCCGGTACGTCTCCCAGGTGCGGTCGGTGCGGCCCCTGAACGGATCGGTGGCAGGGATGTTGAACAGGCTGATCAGCGTTGATTCGTGCTGGGCGTTCTGCTGAAACGGTGAGCTGCGGCTGAGCCAGGCGTACTGGCCAGGAGCAGTGCGCCAGTAGGGGTGAGTGCAGGCAATCTCCGCCAGCGGCTTGGTGGTGCGCAGCAGGGTCTGATGGCCGCAGCGCTCGCTCAGGCCCCGGTCACGGGCGGGCACTGGGCTGCTGATGTTGGTTGTGAAGTTCCCGCTGCCGATGGCGTACTCCTGATGGCGGTAAACGGTGCGCTCGGTGTAGGCAGCATCACCACGGGCGAACTCTCCGAACCCTGCGGCAGACCCGCGCAGGGTGAACGGCACGCCAGCACCAGCGGCCAGATCAGCGAGCATCGCGGGCGGGCGCCAGGCGGAGATGGCAGCGCACACGGCGAAGTGGCGGGCCTCCTCAAACGAGTTCAGCGACGGGAACCGCATCGGCGGGGTGTCGCTGACCGGCATCAGCTCAGCCCAATACAGCCAGTACAGCGCCTTGAGGTGGGTGTTGAGGATCGTGTTGCGCTGCGGGTCGATGTTCCGGTAGGGGCCAGGCCGGTTGAATGGCGCGATGGTGTTGCCGTGAAAGAAGTTAGCCGCCATGTCTGCGGCGTGATAGGTGAGCACGGCATCAGCGGCAGCCTTGAGATCGGGATCGGTGGAGCAGTTGTAGAGCGCGTGCAGCGGGTAGAGATGAACCGGCAGGTAGTTCGGGGAGAGGTGTTCGTTGTATGCCTTGTCGAAATAGCTGCTCAGCGTCACCAGCAGGCGTTGTTTCACGACAGCGCCAAATTCAGCGCTTGACATGCGCCGTTTGGTGATCGCGTCATACCAACCCGTTTCGCTGGGCCAGAGCTGGGCGAATAGCGAGGCGCCGACGTACTTGATCAGGAAATGGTTTTCAGTGCCATGACTGAGCAGGCCGCTGATTGTTTTCAGCTTGGCCACCAGCGTGGCCCGTTGCTCCGGCGTGAAGCGGTCCCAGTGCTTGCAGAGGATCCAGCCCGCGCCAGCAGGCATGAACGACTCATTGAACCGGTACTGCGTACTGGTCAGCAGCGCCATGAGCCGGGCAACAGGCGCCGGGTCGGCAGGGTTCAGCGCTAGCCGGGCTAGAACATCAGCCCAGCCGAACTTCTGCGCAGTCGGGCCATTTGGTGGACTCGGCGCGAGGACGACGTTGCGATAGGTGCCGATCATCCATGCTGCGCGAGTTTCAACAGTCATGGCGTGATCGGCGGTGTTGTTTATAGTTTACCAGCGTTTTTACGGCTGGATGAACTCAGCCAGCACGGCATAAGCGGGCAGCAGCAAAACTGCTGCAACCCACACTGGAGCTTGCAGCGCCGCAGCAAATCCCGACACCACTATCGGCGCGGTGACGATCATCAGCGAGGTCAGGACAGTTCTTCCCATTCCTCATCCTCAGGAGTGCGGAGATCGTCCGCTATGAACCGGCCTTTGCGGTCCTTGGCTCGGCGCACTATCACGGCGACCTGCGTGTTCGGGGCGCTTGTAGAGGCGTTCGGCGGCTTGCTGACGGAGGGCGGGGAGCTTCTGGGCAGCGCGTAGATATGGATTGGTCATTGATTCATGGCCTCCAGGGTGGCGGTGTCAGGGGCCTGGGCGGCACCGCCGAGGAAGATTCGGGCGGGGGAATTGACCACCACCAGGTATTGGTCCCATGCCTCAGGGGCTAGGCCGATGGTGTTGACGTGCCAGCCGGTGAGTGCGGTGGGCGGGGTGATCACTTCGCCCGTCTCGGGGTCGTAGGTGCCGCCTTCGTGGATCAGGCCGACCTCATCCACCGCGAAGCCGTGGCCTCCGGTGATCAGCTCGCCTTCATCGTTGATCAGGCCCTCGGCGGCGGCCATGGAGCGGAAGGTGTTGCGGTCGGGGAAGCGGAAGCAGTACATGGTTAGAGGGTTATATTTTGCAGCGTGGAGTTGGGGAGACGTTGGGGCCAGTAGGTGAGGCGGCGGATGGTGCCTGCGCGGATCCTGTTGCTACCGAGATGATCCGAGCCAATATCTGCACGAGTCAAAGCCGTTGGCATGGTTGCGCTCGTATCAATGGCTGTGGCTGCCCCAGACAATGACAATGCCAAATTATTCGCTTGATAACCTGCAGCAAACTTTGCAGCTTGATTTGCCGTCAATGCAGAGCTACTACTGGCAATTCCATCAAAAACACCTCCAGCCGCTGTTGCCATAGAAGCAAAGCCGGATAATTGGATGTTCCACGCAACAGAATTGTTGTAACTATTATCACTGGCGCGAAACACAAATTGATTTCCGCTGCTAGCCGGCAAAGCAATGGCGCATTCCGTATACCCCGTCCCCTCATTCTGCCGATACCAGCTACTGAAATTCGCGCCCGTGATCGAAGCCACGTCAGCGCTGCGGTTGACTTGACCCGTACCAGCATTGGGTATGTACGATGTTGCAAACAAGCCAGCTTCTAATTGTCCAAATTGCACAGTGCCTGTGACGGTCAACGTCAGTGATCCAGCGGTTGGCGTAAATGTCAGCGTTCTGCGGGCTGGATACGCACCAGTTCCTACAACTGTTGCAGAATGCGCCCCACTTAGCGCAACCGTGCCAGTGCCATAGAAGCTGAGAGTATGAGCAACGGCTGCAACTGTTTTGGTTTGCGTTGCCAGCGTGTCGGTCAACTCCAGTAACTGAGTCCTCTGCTCCTCCACCAACAGCCCCAAGCTCTCCAGCGTCACCGGGTCATGCGTGAACCTCGGCACGTTCGCCGCAACGATCTCGATTTGACCAGCGCTGTTCACGACCGCACCACCGCTCGCCCGGCTGAACGTGATCAGTTGCTGCCCGCTGACCGCATCAATCAGGCTCTTCGACTCAGCGAACCGCAGGTCCAGGGAAGGTACGGCTCTGGCACGGCGCCAGAGATCGTTCTTAGCCCACGAAGGAACCGCAATCGCTCCTCTCAAACTGGGAATTGCTATGCTCATGCCGTCACCTCCCCAGAAAGAATATAAACATTGACATCAATGGGAAGTAGCGTTGCCACTGCATACCGATAGGCAGTGCGAGTTGCATTTAGCGCTGCGTTAATCGTCACCCCAGAGGCGCCAGAGGCAATCACTTGCCCAGAACCAGTCTGTACAAACATGCAATCAAAGGTTGGCGTGAGTCCAGTGGGCACTGTGACGGTTACGTTGGAATTACTGGTAAAACGCAGGATCTTGCTGCGGTCAGCTTCTGACAGTGCGTAACTGGTACCAGAAATCGTGGCGAAACTGCTTGCGCCTACAGCGCCTTGTACGCCAGGCAGCGCAACCGCTACAACTGCTTGCTGGAAACTCATGATCAATTCCTAGAGAACGTCCGTTGAACTGTTGCATCGCCTGAAAGCCAGTAATACCTTTCTCCTCCCGCGCTTGTCAGGCTTACATCATAAGAATAAGAACCCTGGCCAAGCCCAGAAGAAACAGCAGGAGCCATGCTCATTAGGATTTCACCGTTGGCCGCGTCCGTGATCGAGCAAACAAAAGTTGCCACTTGCTGCTCGGTGATGGGATTGTAAAGGTCGGCATCAACAATATAGCCATTAAGATCAATGGGTTTGGCAACATAAAACTGCCCAGAAGCAGTGCCACTTACATTCAGCTCGGTTCCACTAATAGTGGACGCAACCTTGAAAGCGCTTGAGCTAAGCCCTGACGCAATCACAAAGTAAACGCGATTCAATTCCAGCCCGCAAGGCAATACAACATCTCCTGTCCCAATGGGATCCGCTGTAAATACCACTCGATCATTCGCCACGAGTTTGTGACAAGCCTTGGAAAAAGTAACACCAGAGCCACTAACGGTAACAGCAGTTAAGTCTTGTTGCTCGTTAGTCACACGAAGAGCAGCCTTCCAAGTGGAGTTCTGGAGGATGGTAATGTCGTAACTGGCTGGGTAGATCATGCAAGGCCCACCTCTAACGTGCTCATGCGCACTTGATAGGCAGTGCCACTGGCTGGCGTATATGCTCCTCTTGTCTCCAGCTCCGCAAAGATAGATGTTTGCCCGCTTGCCAACTTCAATTGACGACCAATGTAGTCCACTTGCGCGAAGAGCACGTCTCCCATGTCGACGGGCGTGGGAAAGTCAACATAGCCCATGTAGGCATCAATCTCTCCGCTTGCCACGTTGAACACTGCATTGTCGGCAACTGCACTGGGGCTGCTATTGAACAAATGCAATCGGAATCCTGCCATTCCCGATGGCACAGCAGTTTTGCCAATCAGCAAAGAAGCACTTTGGGCTAACACTGAACCGCCACTAGGGCCAACTCCGCTGAAAGTGTGAATGGCAGAAGTCGCCCCACCAACCACGTCACCAGCAGTATATCCAGACGCATTGCCGGGACGGTTAAAGCTCACCACTGAACGATATGCCCTGCCGTCTACACTGATACTGGCTCCGTCTACATCTCCTCCCAGGAGTACGGCTTGGTACTGCTCACCATTAACAACTCTCTGGGCCATAATCAGCAAGCTCCTATCTTTTTATCTTAGTGGCAAAAGCTATGGAGAGACGATTGCCTCTAGCGCTGCCACTCTTTGTTCTAAGAGCGTAAGCCTGTCTGTTGGCTCCCAGCGGTTAACAGAAGCGTTCCAAGCAAGAGCGTCGCCGTTGTCTTTTGAGCCATTGGCTTCCACGTCGTGCAAGTCTTGAAGTCTCCTACCAGTGTCCCAGCGAACAAAAATGATGCCATTATTAGCTGCATTGACGACAGCAGCCACTGCTAGTTTCAAATTGGGAGCTTGCGGCTCGGTCTTTGTAAACCCACCGGGAACACTTGGGTTGCACCAAAGAATGTCGCCATCAACGTAACTTTTGGTATTGACACCGCGAATCTTTCCAAACACTGTCACATAGCCATCGCCAGCTCCACTGATTTCTTGGTCTGTCACACCAAAGAAAACGTAGCCAGGCAGCGTGCCATCAGCAATCATTGGCGCCACTTTAATGCGCCCACTGTTGCCAACAGAGCCAGCAAACCTCACGGCAGTCCCCTTGGGAATAGGGACCGTATTGCTATTGTTGCGGCATAGCACCATCGTTTCTTGGCCGATGTAGTTGCTAATACCCCCTTTCCCTAGTTCAAGAGTGCCTTCGTCTGCGTTCCAAGCAATCTCACCATTGCCTACAGCCTCGTTCGCTGTCAAGTCAAAACGCAACTTATCAACAATTGGCTGATCCGTCCATTCACTGTCATAATCCTGACTTGAGCTTTTGGCCAGCAGATCATTAGTGCTGCCGCCAGGCGCCATTCCAGGCTGCCACACTTCTAATGCAACGGGGGACGATGGGGAAACAACAAGACTAGATTGCCCCTCTCCGACGACCACTTGCGTTTGCTGCGTAGTTACTGTTACTTGCGTCATGATTGGCGCCCCGTCAAGCCAAGATTCCAAAAGGCTGTGCCTTCCAGAAGGTAAAACTTGTCCCCACTGGGCTTTGTCACTAAAATGTCATAGCGCCCTTGTTCTGTGATGCCACTGGTTACGGAAGCTGCCAGTCGCATCTTAAACATGCCGCTCGCTTGCACTGTCCACGGCAAATCAAAAGTGGCAATTTTAGTCGTGCCTGTTCGGTTCCATAGAGTGCCGCTAGTGGTGTAGCCGCTCATATTAACAGGCGAGCCAGTGCTGTCCTTGTACTGAACGGGCAGATCGAAAGTGGCCCCTTGGTAGATAACTATGTCGTACGCGCCAGGGGCTGTCATCCGTCACGCTACATTGACAATGCCCCTATTCTAAGGGTGCAGTGCTCACAACGATCTCGCCACGGCGCAAGAAGCCATACTCTTCCTCCATTGCACCGAAGGCATTAAGGATGGTAACGGGCATATAGCCAGTGGCCATTGCAAAGCGAAAGAACGCTTCGCACAATGCACGCGCATTGTCGTTGCTGACTGTCATGTTCACTTCCTCATAAGCAGGCCCCAAATCAGCTTTTTCAGTGGAGAAGCGGTGGGCAAAGGAAACAGTGTTAACGAAAGCCATGGGAAAAGAGCGGGCAGCCCATCCTATTGGCCAACGCTTGTCTCGTCAATACTTCCGCAACACGTCCACTGTCACCACTCCAGAAAGGATGGTTGCAGCCGTTGAATCTCTGTTCTCAAGGCGAACCACAATGGTATCAATGGAGGCATGAGTGTATGAAATGATCTGGTCATCAATGAACATGCCAAACGAAGCATTATCAATGAAGTCGCCATAGGCAGTTCCAGAAGCCGGAATAAGCAGCTTCACTTGTCCGCTTGGATTGATTGTGCCAGGGTTCCATCCTGCCGTATATCGAAGAGGATTGACGCCAGGAGAATTGTTGACAATGGTGGGGAAATTATGGAATGCGGAATTGCGTTCAACAATGTTAGTAGGGTTGTTGCGTGCATTGCAGCCATCCACTACGACGTTGGTGCAGGGAGCCGTGACTTGCAGGCCAATGCCCGGGATGTTATTGACATCCTCATCTCCGTACCACTCGCAATTGTGAATGCGACCAGTGCCAATCATCACGTTGTCAACCACGCCAATAGCTCCAGAGCCAGTGGGAGGATTGGTGATCACGCGGATGCCGTAACGAGCATTTTCATTTCCATTGATGCTGTAGTTGTCAACGGTAATGTCACTGCCTCGTTCAATCAGGATGCCGCCAGCATCATCACCGCGAGCGATATTGGTTGTGATGTTTAGGCCATACAGCTTGATGCTTTCCAAATTGAGCGAACTGATAAACACTGCATTTTCGGAATGGTTTTCGATGACGCCTGACACATCCACTCCTTTCATCAGCCATGTAGTTTCTGGCGTTGTGGCTGGAGCAGTAATGGCAATACCCTGCCCTTCATTGGTAATGCGCAGTGGTGTCCAAGTGTATGAAACGCTATAAGTAGAGCCTGATACTGGCTCTGGACCTGCGGGAGACCAGTTGATTGTGTTGCCACTGGCGATGTAGCTAACACCTTCGTCGTAGGTGGTCGCGCCAGAAAACACGGCACGAACACGCCCAACGTAAGTGTCTGGCAGTGTGTCAGTCGTTCCTGATGCTCCCTTTGTGATAGTGGCAGTTTTCTCGGCGGCAAATCTGCTGGGGCCTCCAGACACCCACCCGTGCCAGCGTACGTTCACAATGGCGCCAGCCGTTGCACTAAGACCCAGTCCTTGGCCATGGCACCAGTCCGACATGCAATTACTGAATGTAGTGTTGCCTACGAAATGGCCAAAGGCTGTTGAAATTTGATAGTTGCAAAGCTTTGTTCCTGCAACGTGAGAATCGCTTATCCATATACCATCGCCACCTTGCAGCAAGATACCAAAGTCAAGAGATGGGCCAACGTACTCGGGCCTCCATGGCTCCCCTCCCCATACTTGCACTTTTGTCCAGCGATGTTCCGCACCAGGGAAGTCACCAAAGCTATGACTGCCAGCCCATACGCCCACTCTTCCCGATGGAGAATTGGCCCTGTCAATAATGTAAACATAAAGGTTATCAACCCTTGTTTCGACGCAACTGCGAAACTCAACGCCAGAGTTGCCATTATGAATGATGACATTGGCCAAGAATGGCATCCACACTCGCCTGAATGACAAGTGGTAGCCAGTGGTCATCGTACCTGCGGCTGCGACTATTGTGCCATTGATGAGGCCAGTGGGAGAGAAGGTGTAGCGATAGGTGTCAAGACTGGTTATGTCGTAGCCAAAAGTGAACGTAGGGCCATAGTTTGTCGATCTAGTCAGGATGGCCTTGTTTAGGTCGATGAGGATATAGTTGCCTGGCACTGCAATTGTTGCCGTCAAGTTATAGGTGACGCCGTGCTCTAGCTTGACAATGGCAGGACGATTGAGTGCTGCCGCTGCATTCACTGCGGCTTGTAAATTCTGCGTGGGCGTGCCACCAGTGAAGTCCGTGATATTAATTTCTAGCTTGTCAAGGTTGATGTCAATTTCTGGAGTGACCACCTTATCGACAATAGGCTTCTTCCGCGGCCTTGAAGGTCGAGCATTGTTGTGAACGAAAAGGCTATTGATTGACGCTGGAGGATTAGTGCGGGCCATGGTGGTGACTAGGCCCGCACAGTGCGGGCGGGATGATTAGCTGCCTTGTCCTCGGCTCAATTTCCTGCCGTGACTCGGTTTACTGTGGGCGCCATTGCCCTGTCGCGTCTTTTTAGGGCGGGACACTGGGCGCTGATTGCGCTGCCCACTGATGCCAGTTTTAGCCTTGACTGCCATGGGAAAAGGAAGAAAGCGACAGTCTACTGCTGCTCCAGGGCGGAAAGGCGAGCTTCAAGGGCTTCAATTTGCGCACGCTGCTCTTGCACTACGTTGACAAGGTGGACAACGTAACGGTCGTATTGCACGCCGTCAGGCGCTCCTTCTGCGTTGTAGTGGACAAGACGTGGATCAATCTCTGCCACTTCCTCGGCAATAAAGCCCCAGTAACTATTTTCTTTTGGATCGCCCTCGCAAATAGAGCGATACCACACGGGCCTCGTCCCGTAGACGATTTCCTTGCTCTGTTCTAGGTTGGCGGTTTCTACGTCTGTCTTGTAACGAATGGAGGAAGTGGAGCGCTGGATGCGACCGCCTGAAGTAAGAAAGGCATTGGCCGCAGATGCTGTTGTGTCAGTGATCGTCGTAAGCAGGAACGTGTTGGAAGCCGCGTTCAAATAGAGGGCGCCATTGCTTGTTGAAATTTCTGTAGTGGCAGCAAACAGCATTCGTCGCCCGCCCGCCGACTGGGAATTACCAAAGTCGAGGCGGAACATTTCCACTCCGCTTGCCGCCATCGCAGGCGTATTGGCAGCAGCCCTAAACATGCCAGTGTCTGTATCGTTTTGCCAAACAAACGATGGCAGTGCTGCAGTATCAGCACCTACGCCATAAAAACGACTGTTTGTGTTGTTTGACTGATTCAATACTTGCACCACTGCATCTTGCGTGTTGGTTGCAGTTATTGTTCCACTGGGAACAAACGCAACAGCGGAAGCGGTTTGTCCGACGGCATTTGTACTTAAATCAATTTCAGTCCAAGAGCTTCCGTTGCTTAGGATCAAATCAGGAGGCGCGAGCACAACGCCAGGTGCAGGAGACGTGCCGGTGCCACCACTTGATACCACGACATAGAAGCCATTATTCTCGTCCGCAGCAGCAGGTAGACCACTTCCCACGACCAAGCCAATGGCATCACCTTGATCCGTAATAGTCGCAACTGTATTATTGGCGGCGTTGTAAGTGCCAGCGAAAATAATGCCTCCAACGCTAATGCCGATGGGCTGCCAGACATTGCCATCCCACATAAAGAAGCTGCGCTCCAATGGGTTGAAGAAAAGCTGGCCAGTATATTCGGCCTGCGGAGAAGTATTGGCAATTTGAGCAGTTGAGTAGTCTGCCAGCTTTGCGCCATTGACGGAATTATCGGCAAAGCGCTCTGTCGGGAACTCCCCGGTTTCGACCTTAGAGGCATCTAAAGCCGGAATGTCAAGAGAAGTCAGTCCAGTGGCGGCAGAAATATGGCCTTGGCTGTCAAAAGTGAAACCATTGATCGTGGCACCGGACACGCTATTGGCATGATTAAGAACGCCACTGGTCACGCTCAAGCCAGTACCTGGCCTCGTCGCTCCAACAGTGCCACTGGTCGCCAGGGGCAGATCGCCAGCCACCAGTGCCCGGAAGGTGGGGGCTACGCCACTGCCGCTTGTTGGTCCCGCCCAGACAGTGTTGGCAGACTGAGCGCTACTGCTGACAGTGATCGTGGCACTGAAATTGTCGGGATACGATGGAGAGAAAGTAAGGGGAGTGCTGCCAGAAAAAGCCAAGGTTGCCACTCCGCTTAGCCGCTGCCAAGCTGATCCAGTCCACGTATATTCAAAGCCCGTGTTGGTATTGACATGCTGCTGGCCAATAAATGCACCACTGGCGACAGGGGCTGCAGTGCCCACGACCGTTGCAGAATTGTCGTTGAGCTTGTCAGCCGTTACGGCATTGTCTCCTAGCTTGGCTGCAATGACTGCTCCATCGGTAATCTTCCCAGAACTGACCACTCCACTTGCAATGGTGGCAGCAAACGTGCCGCTACCAGTGCCAGTCACGTCGCCCGTCAGCGTGATTGTCTGATCGCCCGTGTTGGTACCAGTGCTGGTGCCTGCAAAGCTGCTGCCATTCGTCCAAGTGCCATTGGCAGTAGCAAGCGTGCCCAAGCCCAGCGTTGCACGCTGCGTAGTGGCGTCTGCATCGTCCAGCAAGGCCCTTCCGGCAGCCGTGCAGACAATCTCTTCAATGGTGCCGCTAGTGGCCGAGCTACGCCCCAGCAGTCGGTCTCCAGAGGACACTGCTTGGATGCGGTCGTAGTTGACAGTGTTGGCGGCTAGACGGTTGCCAGTGATCGTGCCAACGGCGATGTTGCCTGCAAGGATCGTGCCGCTTGCAATTTGCGCAGTCGTGATCGTGCCGCTTGCAATCTTCGCGGCAGACACACTGCCATCGGCATAGGCAGCAGTGTTCAAGCCAGAAGAAACAATTTGAGCCGTGGTGATCGTGCCACTTGCAATCTTCGCCGCACTGATCGACCCATCGCTAATCCCTGAAGCGCCAAGCACTACTTGCTGGTAGCTCGTCCCATTGAAAACTTGCAGGTTGCCAGTGGAGCTATTGAAAAAGCCTCTCCCTTCAAAGTTATCCCCGCTAGGCGCCGTGGTCTGCACGGCAATGGAACTGTCGTTTGCCAGCTTTGCTGCCGTAATGGCATCATCGGCAATGGAGGCAGTGCCGAGCTTGGTAGTGCTGTTCTGGTTGAACAGGCCAAGGTTGAGAGTGCCGCTAGGGACCAATGCCACGCCAGCAGCAACCAGCTCGCTAACAGTGGTCTTCTTGGTTTGTGACGCCGAAACATCAACAACCGCCAATAAGTCTCCAGATGCTATTGCTGCTAATGGCAGCGCTGGCAGTTGTGAGATTCTTTGGTCAGCCAAGGTGGTATCCTCTCAACAGTTATGCTTAGTCTAATCTTCCACTTCTTGCAAGAGGAAGTCTAGCGACTGTTCAAGGCCAATCAAGCCAGCATCTTCTTTCAGGATGTAGCCCGAAGGCTGGCCAACAAGAAGCTTGATTTCGCCAGTGCTTACGAAGTCAATAGTGCAAGAGACAATGGAGCTATCCTCCACTGTAATTCCTGCCCTTGTCACCATCGCCCCCACTTCGTAGAAGACGCTACTTGCGCCAGGGGTGGATGTGCCGTCAGTTAAGTAAAGCGCAAGGTCAAACTCGCTGCCAATGTCTAGTCGCTGAATGAGTTGAAGCATGAGCAAGGGCATTTCCTTTGCTCCGCTGGTCTTGTAGTCAAACAAGCAATCAATGGTGCCATTGCCGCTGATTAAGCCAGCCGTGTACTGGCTGCGAAACTTGTCCGCAAGGCTGGTTGTGTCAATGGCCTCACGGTCGGTGTTGAACGTATAGCTAGTGACATTGCCAAGCACGTTATAGGCCGTGTCCTTCACTTGTATCTCAATGTCAAGAGGAGCGCCAGTAAAAGCCTGCAGAGGCACTTCTCTCGCCCTTACGTTGTTTACAGCATCCTCAAAGCTGCGGAAGAATCGCAAGCCGCCCGCTGCATTCACATTGATGTAGAGGCTCACTTCATCGTTTAACCGGTTGTCAAGCCAGGTCGATGGAGGAAAGCAAACGAGCTTTCGCGGATCGCTAGTGAGCATCTCTAGCCGGTCGCCCGTTAGCAGGTTGTCAATAGCATTGTCAAAGCTAAGTCGGTTGAGTGACAGGTTTACGTCGTCTGGTACTATCTGCTCACTCAGTCGCCCATAGCTCAGCTTTAATCCACGCCGAAGTCGGATGTTCCCTTTGTGCCCAACGAATACTGTCATGCTGTTTCTTATTCAATCACGTCAAGGAAGTCGCCGTCCATCGTGAACTGAATGGAGACCGTGCTCAGTTCTCCAGTGCTAGAGCCGACTTGCGCGGAAGTAATGAAAGCGTCCAAGCGAATATCGTCTGGCGCTTGATTGCCCACGTTCAGAATGAGTCTCACTTTTTGATTATCAGTGATCGCCCCGCTCCGCATTATGTTACCCAACAACCTTGTGAACTCCGTATAAACTGCACCTTCTCCACTCTCCAGGCGATAGTAAAGAAGCGTTGCACTGCCAGTAGCACCTTTCACACCAGGGGTGAATGTATTGGCAACACTGCTAATGTCATTAGTGGAGAGCAGCTCTACCGTGGTCTCAAGCGACCAGTCACGGATTTTCGCTACCGGCTTGCCGTCAAAAACCAGTGATCCGGTGCGGCCAGTATAGAAGCCCATATCACCTATTGTTTTCTATCAGCTTAGCCACTAAGTACCACCAATGCCCTATAGCACCTTGAATAGGCTGTCGGAGAAGTTTGCAACCCTACTCAAGAGCTTTCCGGCGGAATCTTGACATGGGTGTTCCATGGCCTTGATAGTCACCTCTCCTTCCTCGTCCATTGCCACCTCTGTCACTCTGAACACGCGCTTTCTGTTGTTCTTCACGCCAAGCACAAACATCGCACCCTCTCTGCTTGCAAGGGAAGCTGCGCTAATGACTCCGGTTGTGGCATTATTCACGACGGCCACGCCAGACAAACTCTCGACTTTTTTTCCTGCTTGATACACAAGCATGTCGTAGTTGCCACTAACGATGGAGGAACGCAGTGGAATGTTGAGTTCCCCGCCTTGCATGATCATGCCGGAGGAGATGCGGTCCCAAGTGTTGAGCCCAATGTCCACGTAGATGTAGCTTCCAGGCGACACGGGAGAGTCAGTGGGGAATGTCTTGAACTCAACCCCCCGTCTCATCCATCGCCGCTGGTTACACAACAACTTACCGAACAAGACGGCCTGTTCCCGCTGTGTGACAAATTGCGATAAGTCAAACGTCTGCCTGATGGCAGTGCCCTCCTGTACGTCATTTAGGCTCACTTGCACACTTGCATTGCGTGGAAACACGTCTTGTACTTCCGTGTCTCGATAGATGACAGTGGCAATGAGGTCTTGTGAACTGTCGCCATAGTCCACAAACTCTTCCTTGTAGCTGCCCTCAAGGATGTTGCCTGCCGTGAACATGGCAGAAATTGTCACCTCACGATTCGCCTCTCCCCTTCTGTTGGTTGGCACTGCAGGGATGAGGGTTTCCTTGCCGCCAATCCTTGCAAGCTCCAGCAGGCTGTAAGGAGCCACTTCCGCCCAGAACTGCCGCCACGATGACAAGTCGGCAATCACGCCGTCCATGAACAAGCGGACGCCTAAACCATTGTTCTTGCAAAACCGCTTTGCAAGCGCCAGGCTTTCCCAGTCAATACCTTCTGGCTTGGCATACTTGCCAATCCCATTGTCCAGGTCAAGAACAGTGTCAGCGAAAATGTCAGGCGCGTAACTTGTGGAGTTGGCGTTTCTGCTGCGTGTGCCATCTTTTTCATCGACCACCCAACTCTCCTTACCTTCTGTCACATAGGCAGTAATGGAACGTAAATCCTGCACGCCCTTGCCTGAATACACGCCAAGCGCAGCCATGCTCATGGCCTCATACTTGCCGATTGTGCCGCCTATTTGCTGCTCGGTGACGGCAGTAATCTTGAACTCAGGCCCGCCCTCAAAACTGAATTGAGTGCTGGTATCAGACCGCACAGAGAACAAATCCCATTCATTGGTATAGATAGGGCCTCGCTCTTCCAGGGCGTTCTTGTTGAGCAGACCAGCGCTGATTAGAGTGCCAGTCCACTTAATTCTTCCTCCATTGCCTAGTCCGTAGCTAGAGCGCTTACCGCTGTTTTCAACGAAAGCAAACTGCCCTTGGCCACTATCCCGAGTCTCCGCGCCAATATCACCAATGGGCTCCATCTTGAACTCCCACTTCGCGGTAGACGGCGCCTTGAAATCCAGCCCGATGAAGTTGTCTTGATCCGCTGCGCGTCGAACGGCAAAGACGATAGGAATAGAAATGTAGTTGCGGTCGCCAGTCTTTCTGTAGCTAACAGTGAAAAATGCCATGCGCCCTTGAACGCCATTGTCACTCATCTTGTAGCCATCAGGAGCGTCTTTCTCCCCATACTTCTTCTGTCTCCCTTGGATGCGCCGAAACAGTTTGCAGCGCAGTGAAAACTTAACGTAGTCACAAGCAGTGACAGTTTGATAGGCAGCAGAGTCTGCCTTGACGAGGCATTTGGTATAGAAGTTATCATCGGCAGCCCCTTGCAAGTCTTCCCAGTTTTTAAGGGCGTAGTCGAGAAAGTTGATCGCTTCTTCTTTCTCTTTAATTAGGGAGTCCATATAGCCTTTGACGGCTTCTGTGCCAATGGCATCAGTGGTGAACTCTCCCTTCAAGTCGGCAACGCGCCTCTTGATAGCGACAATGCCACCAGTGCCATAGCGATTGCCGTCCAAACCAACAAACGGGCTGGTAGCCCTACGCAGGAATTGCGAATAGGCTTTACGTCGCTCAGCAATGCTGTCGCTCAGGATGTCGTCCTTAATCTCCCTGCGGCGCTCAATCTGCTTTTCTAGCTCCGCAATTCGCTTACCATCTGCCTCTAGCTTTGTTCCATCAGTCAGTACTTGAGTGCCGCTAATCTTGGCTGTCTCTGGGGAGAGCTTGTACGCTTCTAAGATGCGCTTTTCCAACTCTTCCTTAAGCCTGTCAATGTCTTTCTTGACGGCTTGAAACGCAGCATTGTTCTTCGCCTCTTTACGCAGTTGCTTGTCGTAGTCACCTGCCAGCACGTCGTCTCTAAGTTGACGCACTTTTTCCATGTCATCATCAAGCTCCTTCCGTAGCTTCGCAACAGACAGACGAGGCTTGTCCGACAAAAAGCGCTCAAGCTCTTTCTTGCTATTCGCCAGCGACCCTCCGCGAGTGACGATGTAAGACTGCCTTTCGTCTAGCTCGTCCCTCCATCTAATGGTTTCCGTGCCTTGGAAGGAATAACGCTTGCCTAGAAAGCGAAACTCAACGTCACCGGATTGCTCCGTGGTGGTGTCATAGTCGTCGCTATTGGTGACCCTCCTGAGGAACGTGGGGATGGCATCGGCGCGAGGGGCCTCGTCCAAAAGCTTGGGGCCTGTTGTTTCCGCGTCAGAAGCTTTTGCCTTGAGCACCTCTTGAGCGGTTTCTAGGTCTTCTCTGTCCTTGTCATCCCACGTTTTAGCTTTCGTTTCGTCGTATGGCGTGAGTGGCCTGCGGCCAGGCTCCACACATTCAAAGACGGCCTCCACTTCATTCTTGTCTAGGTTGGTCTCGTCACTCACGCCAACCAGCTTGAACTTTGCGCTGCCAAGCTTGTAGACAGCAGCTTGGTCAAGTGACGACACCATTTGATAGCGCAAGTTCTTAGCGGCTTCTTGAGCCACCTTGTCTTGTCGCCTAAATGCTTTCTCAAAAATAAGCGTGAGCTTATCGCCTTCTTTGTAGCGCACATCACTGCCCGACTGCCAGCTCCCTCCCTTAATGCGAATGCCCAAGTCCGCCCAGTCTGGCCGCCCTGACGTGCGACGTTCCTGAATCTCCACGTTCACTGGAATGGGATCGTAAACGCCAATGGAAGTGAGACTGCTAGGCGTGAAGGCTTGGCTGTAGCCCTCTAGGCGCTTGTCACCATCTCGCAATTGGCATACGTCAGAAGACGATGGGGCCCCGTCCCTAGTTGGATCTTTGCCATCACCCAACACTTTATTGTTGTAGCTGACATTGCCATTTTGGTTGTAATAGAGCCAAGTGTTGGCACCACTAAATTGGCCTAAGGGAAGTTGGCCAAATGCCACTCTTTCAAAGTCAATCGTTTTGACTTTCGCTGCGCCTACCAACAGAAGCAGTTGCATGAATTGACTGCTGCCATAGCTCTCCACGGCAGACCATACGAGCGACGTGGCGACGCGCACCGAACCACGAGCATTATCCTTGGAGCAGTAGACGAGGTTGACTGGCTGGCCGTATTGCGCAAGCTCCTGAGATGAGTTGAAGCCGAAGCGTGGACTAAAGCGCTGCTCTCTGGGGCGTCTCTGATTTTGTTCTTCTGGGCGCGGAGCAAGCAACGCTGCCGCCACTTGAAAGACAATGCCAACAATGGTAAGAACAAGTGCTGCAACTGCTGCTGTATTCTGAGGTTCTTCTAAAACTTGCTCAGGCGACTTTCCATAGTCCCTTGTTGCCATTAAGAAGTCGAGATACTCTTGCTTGGTAATACCAAGAGCTTCCACCAGTTGGTGTTCGTATGGCAGCAGCGGACGATTCATTTGCGCAGTCTAAAATAGTGGCCAATGGCAGGAGGCATGGGAGCAATCACCACGCCATTCTTTTTGTGAATGTGCAAGATTCGCCCATCATCCATTACTGTCCCCATCGCTCCTCCATTCTGCCCCTCCATGAGCACCACGGCATGAGGCTCCGGTCCTTCTAGGCGAGTGCCATTCTTTAGCAGCCATCGAGCCATGAACCACGATGGCAGAGAATCGTCGGTGTATTGCTCAAACACCCAAGCCAAGTCTGGCGCGTAGTCGTGGTAGCCAAGACGTTTATGCACTTCCGCAGCGAGCAGGCAGCAATCCACAGTGCCGCTTCCATCGCCAGGTACTGCGGCCCATGCCCGATTAAGCCCAATCAAGTCGTGGAAGCTCATTGCAGATAGAGTTCAGCATTTAGCGGCAGGATGCCTACATTGTCCACGCTTAGTGTGCGAGCAGGGAACGATGCTCCTACACTGTCCATTGCGCTCCTGAAGCGAAGTTCCACGGTCTCATCGCTATAGCTTGCGCCAATGCCAATGTAGTAGTCGGAAAAGCCTGGCACAAGTTGATCAGAGGCTGTCACCCATGCCGTTGTCAGCTCTAAGGCGCTGAGGCGGTTTCCGTCAGAAGCTTCCACCATCCGCACGATGATTTCCTCTGCAGGAAACAACACGCGGAATTGTTGGTTTTCGCCATTGAGACTTGCCATGGCGCCGTCCGCTTGGAATGGCGCGAAAGTGTAGCCTCGCCCGTTAAAATTTTTGCTCTGGCCAATGAAGTAGTTTTGCAGTCGATATGTAGCAGTTTTGTCTGCACTTGTGTAGTCAAAGAACTGGCAAAGGCGAATAACTGTCATAGGTCAATGTCACCCTGCAATTCAATGGTTACATTGCTGATTTCTCTATACACTGACTGAATGGTTGGAGGTCCAACGTATTCCCATTGAATGTCATAGGGAGACTGAATAAAACCCTGTAAATTGTTTGTCATTCCAGCAAAAAGGCCGTTAGGAAGCCTGAACCGCTCAAAACCTCCTGCAGTGTCCCTGTAATGACGCAACAATTCAACGGTATCAGGATCGTGGAGGTTCTGGTAGAAAAGGGAGAGCTTGTAACTATTGGGCTTATTGCCAAAGCTGCGCTTAACTGTCGCACCAGATAGCGCCCGATACGTCTTAATGGGAAACTGCCCAAGCGTGAACTCGCGCTGGGAGGGAACGATGGAGGGGAATGTTTGACTCATGATCAGCGCCCTCTCATGCCAATGCGGCTTCTAGTGGCAGGGCTCTGTTGAATCTTGTCGAGAGTCATGTTCATCCCACGAAGAGCACCGTCTTTTGCCGCTTGGCGACGAGTGGAAGCCATCGCTGCCTCTAGTTGATCCCTGCTGACGTATTCTACGCCGCCAATGTTGGTGCTCTCAAACTTCATGGAAAGAATAGGCGCCATAGCCTGCATTGGGCTCATGGTGTTCATTGCCTCGCGGAGAGAAGCTGATTGATCATTCATCTTCACAGGGATGGAGCGACCATCAGGCAGGGGGACAATCGCTTCGTTGTAGCGGCCTTCACCGACCAAGCCAAGTGTGGGACCATTCACCACCCCGCCATTGGCAAATGCTTGGAAGCCACCTTTCCACACAGCGCCATTAGCTGCCGTAAACATGCCCAGTTTTGGTACGGACACGCCACCGGAACCTCCACCGCCAAACAGCCCCATGGCGCTAAATCCGCCCAATGCGCTACCCAAGCTCATTGCAATGGAGCCAATGCCGCCAAGCACGCCAGACACGCCACCTTCCTTGATTTGACTGATGCCTGCTGTGATGCCGACAATGGAACTGGCCGCAATACCAACTGCAGAGACAGTTCTGCCAAGATTTTCCTGCCAAGTGGTTGTAGCAGTCGCGCCCTTCCGAGCTTCATCAACAAGCGATGAAGTGACTGCAGACGTGTTGGCATTGAACTGCTCCATTGCCTGTCCCATGCCTCCCAGTGAATCTGGGAACTGCCATGCCTGTTCAGACGCTTCTTGCATAGCCTTTCCGCTCATTTCAAAGGCTGGCGCATTTAGTACATTGCCCATCAAAGGCGATGGCAGAGAAGCGTTGCCTCCAAAGGTTTGTCCAGAGGCGCCAGCAGGGGTGCCTTGCAGTGCTGCCGTATTACGATCAAGGGCTGCAATTTGACGCTCCATAGCTGCAATGGTTTCAGCTCTCTGCTCTTCTTCGTTGGGCAGGCCAAAGATGTTGAGCAGTTGATCTTTGAAGAACTTTTCAACCGGCTTCATTGAGAAGTCGATGAACATTGTGAACACTTGCTTAGACAGACTTTCCTGCATCCGCTTAGCAGCTTCTTTAATGTCACCTCCGCTCATAATGTCAACGAACAAATCTTTGTAGCTGGACACAACGCCGTCAACGGCATCGTTCACCATGGAAACCGCTTCTTCTATTGCCTTTAGCGCGTCTGCTTGTCTTAATTGTGTCAAAGTTGTCTTCAGAGTTTCCGCTTCGACTTCCCGCAACGCATCGGGAAGTTCTTGTAGTCGATTGCGTTGGATCGTTAGCAGATCATTCAGCGCCTTAGTGGCCCTTGCATGATCATCAGAGCTGATTGCACCTTTCGCCAGTTGATCGTCATAAGACGCGATCTCAACAGTCGCTTCGCGTATTTGATTGTTGATAGCAGTTTCGATGGCGCTATAAGATGCCCTAGCGCGAGTCAGTTTTTCTGCTGCTTCAATGGCCTCAGCGGGAGCACCCTCTAAAATCAAGCGATTTCGCTCAGTAAGCACTTGATTGTCTAGCTTTAGCTGCTCAACAGGCAGTGTTTGTCCGATAGCTTCGCCAATAGCCAAGGACACATTGCGTCCTTCCTCCAAAAGCCTATTCATCAACTCCAAGTCTGCCATTGCTGTTTTTACTTTCCTTTCTTCTTCTGCCTGCTCGACGCTAAATTCAATATCCTGTTCACGCTTTTCCATGGAAAAAGACGGGCCAGACATTGGCATCCCCGCCGAATAACCGGCAAGCTTTTGATTGTAAAAACGCTCGATCTCTCCGAATGACTTGCCTCCCTGCCCGTAATAACTCGTACCAGTTCTTAGTGTTGGGAATGATGCCCATTCTGGGGCAAGCTTGTCGATACCAGAACGTGTTAATGGAGCAGCAGGATTAACTCCTCTTCTACGGGCAAGTTGCAACGCTCCAATGTCTTGATTGGCAGGCGAAAACGCTCTAAGCCCCAGGCTGTCCCATGTAGTCGAAAGGAATTGATAGCGCCCAGCGGCATCAGACCTATGGCCACCTCCACTGTTAATTACCCTTGGATGCCTGCTTAGGTCGCTAAATTGACGACCCGTAAACATAGTTTGATAGCCGCTATTGGGACGGTTGTAAGTTCCTTCTGCAAATGCAATTGTGTCAAGCAGTGCACGTTCGTGCGGACTCAAGCCTGTTGACGAAGGTAGAACCGGAGCTGATGGAGCCCCAGGAATCGTTCCAGCTTGCGCCGCAGGTACGGGAACAGTGGCAGCCTGCCGGGCGGCACTGCGCAACGCTTTAGCATTTTCTACTTTGAGTTGCGCCTCTCTGATCGCAGTGCTTCTTTCAAATACTGCATTAAGACTATTTAACCGTGCTTGCGCTAATTTTTTCTCAAGACTAATCTCAATGGCTTGTATCTCATTGGCGCGTGCGAGCCTGTAATCATATTCGTAATCAATAATGCGCTTCACTTCTTCAAAGCGCTGGCCTGTCAAGTTTTGCTCTGCAGTAAATGCAAGTTCCCGCAATGCGACCTGATGTTCTGCCGTTTTTGTGATTAGTTGTTGCTGTTGATTCGCAAGACGCTCTGCGTTGAGCCGATCTCGCTCGGCCTGTTTAGCGGCATCATCTTCTGCTTTCCGTGCTGCCTTGTCTGGATCGCCGGAAGGCTGTAGGTCAATGGGGGTGAGGGCGGGAGGCGCAGCAGCCTCGTCAAGCCCCTTGTACGCATACTCAACCTCTCCAAGCAATTGCTTTTCGCGCTGCAAGTAGCCTTCCACAAGAGACAAGTCGGTTACTCGACGCTTTATGCCCGTACGCAGATTGCCTTCCAGCTTAACTTGCAAGCCTAGATTTTTCAGTCGCTCTGCATCTTCTTGTGACACAAGATCGCCGCCCGGTCTCTGTACTTTTTCAAGAAGCGCAACATTCGCTTGGCGAGTGCGCTTTTCTGTCACCAGCTCGGTTGCGCCCATTGATCGTATAGCTTGCGCAGCCGATAGAGCTTCTTTTCTTGCATCGCTAAGGCGATTTGCAACCTTGCCAATATGAGTGACAAGTGCTTCAATCCCCAACAGGACGCCTCCCAAGAAAAGCCCGGTGATAGCCGTCCTCAAAAGACGAGCCGCAACAGCGCTTCTGCCTGCCGCCGCTGCGAAAGCAGTCAAGCCCCCACCGGCAAGGCGAACGTTGCGAATCAAGATGATTAACTGGCTAACGAGCGCTGCGATACCAGTGCGCGTCAGTAGCTGCACTGCAATCAGCGCCACGCCTGCTTTTGCAGCAAAGCCTGCCAACGCTGTACCGATGGGGGTATTGACAAAGCGTGCAGCTTGTTCCACTGCGAGCAACAATGATCTTCCAAGTATTTCAAAGGTGGGGCCTAAGCTCGCTATGATCCTTGCGAGAGATTGCCCAATCTCAGAGATTTGCTTGAAAGCAGTAAAAATGCGCCTAGCCAATCCGTCTAGCATATTGCCTGGGCTTTCGTTCCCAGCGGCAGCGGCGGCAAAAGCCTGAACAGCCTTGGTGGCCTCTCCCACGGCATCGGCAATCACTGGAAACACTGTGCGGGCAACAGTGTTGACTAACGGCTCAAATGCTTCGTACAGGCGAAGCAGACTGTTCTGCATTGCATTAAGAGCACCCTGCAGTGTTTGAGACGCTCCTTTTGCTCCAGCGCTGAATTTGGAATTAAGCAGGATGGCTACATTGTTAAGCACTTGCTGCATCGCCTTGCCCCTAAAAGCGCCGTCCTCCATCGCCTTGGAAAACTCAGGGATGGTCATTTGAGCGGCTTCTGCAAAAAGAGCTAATGAGCCAGGGAGAACGTCGCCCAACTGTCCGCGCAATTCTTCCGCAGTGATCTGCCCTTTGCTTGCCATCTGCGAAAGGGCGTATGTCACTCTGTCTACCTTGTCGGCACTCATGCCAAACGTGGCAGCCGCCTTTGTGATGCCAGTGAATAGCCCTTCAATTTCTTCTGCGCCAAATCCTGCAGGTTGCATTGAGGCATACATGCGGACAAAACCTTGCCGCACGCTGTCCAATGGAACAGAGAATTGATTAGCAAGAGAGCCTAGGAATTGGAACGAGCGGCCTGCTTCCTCCGTTGAGCCAGTGACCGCTTGTAGCTGGTTTCTTAGTGTTTGCAGCGTTGTGGCCGCTTGCAGCGTTTGACGCGGCAAGTCCATGATGAACGCCAAGCCCTTGTAGGCAGCGCCGTATAGCAGCACTTGTTTGGTTGCCTGTCCAAACTCGCCAGCCAATTCTTCCACCGCGCCCGCGAGAGGAAGCCTTGTCTGCCTGAAGAATCTATCGGTGCTGTTGAGTGCGCCACTGAGCCGAGACAACGCCTCGTAGCCCTTTGTAGCCGATGGCCCCATCATCCCGTCACTAGGGAATCCGCCCCTCCCGCCTCCATAGGGCGCAGGAGTCCGACCAACACCAGGGGGAAGTTGAGGTGGGCCGCCTCCACCAACGCCTTCTGCCATCACTGACAAGCCACGCGCCGCTGATCTTTGATACGCCTGTGCAATGCGATCTTGCACGGACATGCCAGTAGCGGAAGGCAGTAATCCTGCGATCTGCCGACCACCCAACGCTGCCTGCATGGAAGCGCCAAGATCCCCCACTCTTACAGCGCTTACGCGAGCCGCTTCAATCTCCCGTCTTGCTTGCTGCAGCGCATCCGTAAGCGAACGCCCAAAAGCCCGAGCCTCAGACTGCACTTGCCGAGCGCCGAAGTCCCGCACAATGTCAAAAGGCGCAGCAACTTGTCTTACTTCAGTCTCAATAACTCGACCGTAGGCAGCAAAGAGCCTCCTGAAGCTGTCCTGAACAGTGCCTAAGTAAGGGCCAAGAACACCAGCGGCTTCAGCGGGGCGAGCCTGAGAAGATAGCTTGCCAACGATGGCATCTACACTTGCCTTGATCTGATTGCGAAATGCGGCGCTTGCAGCGGCACTTGCGGCAACGCTGGGAAGTAATGCCGCAGGGCCTCTATCTCCAGCAAGAGCGGCGCGAGACGGAGTGCCTGCCAGCAACCTTCCACTGGACGATGGGCCAATGTCAGGACGCTGCCTAGGCGGCACCTGAGCGGGCCAGTTGACTGCAGACGGCGCCAAGCTTGCTCGCCTTTGTGCCGCCAGTTGCGCCGGGTCCATGCCCAGCATGTGAAAGACGCCTCTGGCAAACGTGTCAAGGATTTTCGTGCGCTGCCGCATTTTGCTTTCCAGCGCATTAAACGCTGCGTCCATTGAGGACAAAACGCCCTTCTCAAAGCCACGACCAACGTCCCTGCCAATCTCTTCAAACTCTTTCGATGGTGACGCGATGCCAAGCGTGCGCTTAGTCGATGCGATGAGAGCCTGTCCCAGTGACTGAGCGGCTCTTTGCACTTGTGGGCTTTTGCTTTCCAGGCCATTCAGTAAGCCTGCAATCACATCCCTGCTCACAGTGCCCATTTGGGCAACCATTTGAGGACGAGTTTTCTTGACGCCGGTTTCAAACCCGGCCACGCCCGCCATTGCAAGCGCTTCGTAAAGACGCTTGACTTCCGCCGCGTCTAGCCCGCCTTGACTCTTTGTTTTGGAAAGCGGGCCGGTGCCAATGGGGATAGCGGTTTTAGTGCTCGCTGCCGCTCTTTTGACACGCTCTAATGCTTCAACCAGCTTGTTCGCGTATCCAATTTCGGCTTGTAAGTTACTTGCAACTTCAATCCTGAAAGTCTTTTTAGCAAATTGCCGACTAAGTGCAGCGTACTGAGCTTGTATTGATCGCCTGTCAAACTGCGTTCGCAGCGTAATTGGCTGCCCGCCAAGCTGCGTACCAATGGTTGAAATTTGCTGCCTGAGAAGAGCCAGGTCAAGACCAACTGATAGCCTCAGCTCAGGAGCGGCCATATCGCAGCAACATGCCTATTATCACTTAGCTTAACGAACTATTCTGCATTCTCACGCGAGGATGCAGTCTTGATCTCTTCTGCCAACATGCCAATCAATCTTCCATCCATCCGTCGTGTCTTGAGCAGTTGACGCAAAATACGCAGGCTCTCTTCCGTCACGCCCGTATCCTTCTGCATCTTGCGCGTATCAAACGGCAGGAAGTCAGCAGGGCTCACTCTTGCCTTCTTGCCACCCAGCGCACCAACCACCACTGCGCCAAGTTTGGCAGTAGCAATGTTGTCGATGTTATGGCGATTCACGTCATGGCGCTCAATCCACTTCAGCGCCTTCACCACGTCCTTAGTTCTTTGCAAGCCAAAGTTACGCGCTGACCAACGATCATCCCGGTATTCCGATGCGGAAAGTCGGAAGTAAATGTCGTCCCAGCGCGTAAGATTCTTTAGCGTGCGTCTAGCTTGCTTTTCTAAGCGTTCGACGGGGCTTAAGCCTTCGTCGTCTTCGCTTTTTTTGCTGCTCCAGCCTCCGCGAGTTCAGCTTGCTGCTCGTCAGCAATAAACTCAAGCGTGGCAGCAATCAGCTTGCGCCCCATTGCCTTTGTGTCGTCCAGCGACCAGTCTTCAGTGCGCTGCCACTCGCCGTCCATCATCGCCTCACCACGGCACCGCATGAAAGTGGTGACAATGCGAGCATTGCTCACTTCCACGCTGCCCACGCTGTTCAGCATCCCCAGCGTCTCTTCCGTGAAGTCGCTGAGCAAATCCATCTCTCCCATGCTTGCACCGCCCTGCAGCATGTCAAAGGCTTCCTCAAGGCTCACGCCTTTACTGGCGGAAATCTTCTTGGCCAGTTGCACAGCGCGGATGGTGGCCTGTGACTGAGCACGGCTTGCTTCCTCTTGTTCAATGGATTCGGCAACAAGCCAGCCGCCATACTTGCGCAGTCGCAACCCAGGCAGCAGCTCAAAGTATTCAGGCTCTTCCCCTTGAAGCAGGAAACTATACTTGCTCATGACTGAGGATGTTCAGGGTAACGTTGAAAGCCTTGACGCGCTCACTAGAGGAACGACATTCAGGAGGCACTTCCACCAAGAAACGGTGGCTGTCATTGCAGATTGTAGCCGTGTCGCCATGAAAGGAAACAAGACAGAGAATACCCGCTTCTAAGCTTGCCGCCTCTTGAGTGCAGTTAATGGCATGAACCCTGCCATCTTCGCTGGCCAAGTAATCAACGTGCATTGATCTTGTTCAGCTCATCCTGTACTCGCAATTGTAAAGCCTTGCCAGGCGCCTTTCTGAAGAATGACGATGCAATAGAAATGTCATCAGTGAATGGCCTTCCTGGCATCTTCCTTGTGCCTTCATGCACATACCAAGCGTATTCTTCACCACTGCTGTTCGTTGCGTCCCAGTGCCAATTAGCCTCAGCTCCTGCAGTTGTACGATTGAGCTTAAAGCTCTTTACGCCACTTTCGTACAGGTCGCCAAGGTCGTAAATGTCTCGCGGACTACCGACCACTTCGCCATTTTTTCGCCTCGTCTCTCCATCCCATTCCCATTGTTCCATGTCGCGGAACTGATCATCCCAGTGGGCATCGTTAATATCCTCTTCGGCCCACTTCTCAAAAGCATCAAGCAATGCCTTCTCAATTTGCTTCGCGCCAATGATCCTCGCGGAAATGATTGCCATTATCGAATGATGGTGCGAACTTCTCTGTCGGGAATGATGACACGGCAGCGCTCATAAGCCACGTCGTTTCCAGGTAGGTAGCGGAAAGTCGCATCAGGAAAACGTCTCGTCATTCTCTCCATTGCCTCCGCAATCTGTCTTCCATCAGGATTGTATTGCACTAGCACTACTTCCCATTGCTTCAACAGATCAACAATGCCCACGCCTGCCGTTGGTAACAGTTCGGGATACTGGCGCATTGTCACTTCCAGCCCATCGGCTTTCCATTCACTAGGCACGCCTGTCTGTCCTGCCACGTACACGGCAGGAATAGTCTTGCCATCAGGCAGCGTATAACTACCAATCAGGTCGGGCTGCATCGTCAGCAGTGTCGTAACAGTGTCGCGGAGTTGAGCGATGTTCACAATAAAAAGCCTCCCCGTAAGGAGAGGCTAACAGAGCTATGGGACAGAAGGTCAGTTGGGGGCAACAGGAATGATGCTGCCAGAGCTGGTGGCACTCTGATGGATGCCAATGCGGCTGCGGCTAACGAGATCAAAGGTGACTTCCACAAGGTTGTCAGCAGGGTAGTTCTCGTTGTAGTTCATCACGGCAGCGCAGAAAGCCACGCGGTCGTAGAAGAAAGTGGTGCCACTCACGCCAAGCTGCTTGTTGATCTCGACATACACCTCATGGGTTTTGTCGTAGCGTGAAGCACTGATCACTTGGAACGCTTCATCAAAGCTGTTGGGCAGGAACACCGTGCCATCAACGTCCTTCTGGAAATAGGAGGTGATAGAAGCAGTGGCTTGACTGGTGACGATCACGCTGTCAGCGAAACCGCCGCCGCCAAGCAGGTAAAACTCTTGGTTGCCATCGTTGAAGGCCACAGAAGCCGTGGTGGCAGCCTGCAGGGTGAAGAGGGTGGGAGCCCCGCTCACGGTGAACGTAGCGCCGCTCTGCGTGATCACAGGACGACCAGAGGCCAGGGGAATAGCGCCAACACGTACAATAACGTCTTGGCTCTTAACCAATTCAGTGGGGTGGTAGAGCATTTGAAAATCCTCAATAGAAAGAGAAAGTGGTTAAGCGTCAGACGTTCTGTACGCTTCCTTTGCCAACCAGTCTAAAAATGCCCCTGATTGGCGTGCCTAAGAACTGCCAGTAGTGTTCGGCAATGTGTTCATTGGGCAATAGCTCAAACCGTCCTTCCCTTCCATTGATCGTTGCAGCAGCCGAACTCCCAGGAGTGATGCCAGACAATGCCAGAGGCCCTGTCAGCCTGCCTTCCATGTACACTGCCGTGTTGTCAGCGCCTAGAAGGTAGTCATACCGTGGATTGCTCTTTTGCTTGAGACTGGCATAGTACGTGACGCCTGATGACAGGCCAACGTAATTGCCAGTTTCTTCGTCCAGAGCATAGCCCGAAGCCACTTGCCAAACCAGGGTGGCATTAGCGAGTGGCGACAGGCCGTTAATCATGCGACGAAGCCAATGGAAGTGGAACCAGCGACGGTTTCAAGCATTCGTTTGAACTCTTGGCCATATTGCGTGGCCTCAAGCCCTTTGCCATAAACCTTGCCTTCAGTGGCACCAATTTGGATGCCCATTTGCGCAAGTTGAATGGCAATAATGTGAGCCGCAAGGTGCTTGATGGCGCGGTCGGTTTGACTGCCAAAAATGTCCTCGCTTACATCCGCCGATGCTTCAGTAATGGCTCCATTAACGATCCCCGATGGATGGGGTTCAAACTCAGGAAACCGCTCCAAAAAGCCAGATGCAGTGACGGCCATGGTTATGCCTTCCCTGTTTTAATGGCTTCGATGCGGCGGGCGATGGCGTTGCGGATGCGGATGCGGCCTTCAATCTTCTTCCAGTCAAGAAGTTGCTCTTCGTCGTGCATAATCTCGATCATGCTGAGAGCATCGCGCTGTGCAAGCTGAGACAGGGTTTCCACGCTTTGCGGAATGTCTTGCACAGTAGGCATGTCCTTCATCTCTTCAATGGCACCAATGGCCATCAAGCGCTTCACTTGTCGGTTTTGACGAGCCTCTGCCCATTTGGACTCAGGCACGTCTGCATTGACGCCAGGAGTGAGCTGAATAATCCCGGCATTGGTGATCACGCCAAAGCCCCCTTCACGCGGCGGATTTTCCAGTTCAGGGCGATAAGCAATAAGCATTGGTTCAACTAGGAACTGCCGCCAAGCCTAACGCCCTAAACTTTCTCATCCTCAGTTGTTTTGAACGTAGATGACGCTCTTGGGGAAGTAGATGGCCACACCACCCACGCGAGCGTGAGCAGGCACCACGAACTCCAGACCACGTTGCTGAGGCGGGAACAGCTCAAGCGGTTGCGGAATGTGCAGTTGCACCTTCTGCGGGTCACGCTTGTAAACCACCATGCGATTGGTGTTCAGTACGCTGTTGTCTGCATCGAGCTGATTGATCGGCTCAATGGATGTGATGTAGGGGTTGGTGCGCAGGAAGTATTCCAGCACAGTCACGTCCGAGGAATCGGAGTTGCGCTGGGTGGAGATCACGCGGAAGTCCTCATAGGCAATGAGGATGGTGTCAGGCGTTTCCTTCATCTTGGAGCCGTTGACAATGGCAGTCACGCCATAGTTCAGCAGCTCAAGCATTTCCTCAGAAGTGGTGCCGGAGTCGGTGAACCACTTGTCAGCCTGCAGCACGTCAACCGTGGAGTTGTTGAAGAAACCAGCCAGCGAAGCAGAAGCCTCACCGAACATGGCAATCTCTTCCACTTTCTCCTCGTAGGCGCGACGCACGGCAGCAGCACGACGCTGCTCCAGGGCGATGTTGGCCATTTGAGCAGCCCGCAGTTCCTGCACGGTGTAGCCGAAGCTGCCGCCAAAGGAGCGGATGTTGATGCTCTTCTCCACTTGGCTGATGTCAGCCCGAGGCAGATCATCAGCAGCGTCAGCCAGCAGGCGGAAGTCGCCAGTGCTGTCCATCACGCGGTAGGTGAAGGTTTGCGCTGCGTTACCGGCTTCGGCAGTCACAGGCAGAATAGTGGGGTATTTGATGTCCGCGTAGACGGTTTCAAACACTTGGGGGCGGATGTACTCAAGCTGACGCTCAAGAAACAGGCCCGCCTCATCCATACGAAATTCAGACATTGGTAGGGCCTCCTATCAAGCAGTGGTGGTGTCAGCGGTAAGCGTGAACGAGGGACCGTTCAGCTCAAGGATGGCCAGCCCAGAAGCAGCGCTAGTCAGGTAGCGAGCATTGGAGAGCACAGCAGTGCGGCCAGAGATGGACGTGGCGTGGAACTGACCGGCATACTTGACGCCAGTAGCAGTGTGAATCACGCGCACAGCCGAGGCAGGGGTGACAGAACCATGCACATAGACGGCCACGGCGCCTTCGTTCATGACGTTAAGAGCCTGATTGGCTTTCACGCCAGGACGGCTGTTGGCATCTTCGGCAGTCTCGTCAATATAAGTGAGGATATTGACGCCCACTACGGGAGCAGTGGTGCCAGAGATGGTCTGAGCAGAGTTATCAACAGTGCCACCGCTTGCGTAGGTGAGCACATTGCCGAAAGCAAGCACGGCGCCAGTTTCATTGACATAGGTGCCAATGGTGTTGTCGCGCATGTCGGAAAGCTGGCCTTCCAGCAGGGGATCATGCTGCAGGGCATAAGCCTGCTGCACGCCACCAGTGACGCCAGTTGCAGTTTGAGTGAAGGTGACGGCCATGATCAGCGCTTCTCCTTAGTAACGGAAAGGGGGGTTTTCCAGCCGTTCTGCAGACGCTCCATATAGGAAGACGGTGCAGCCACAGGCGCGGCGATAGAAGCCACGGCCTTGCGGAGGTTGTCAGTCGAAGCCGAATCCTTGCGGGCGGTTTCCGACAGGGTGTCGAACATGGCCATCACGTAATCGTCGGAACGCTCCGACAGGTCAGAATCGCCACGTACAGCCTTGATAGAGGCTTCCATGATTTCCCGAGCAGTCTTGCCAGAGAAGTCAAACTCGCTGTCCAGAGTGGTGCGAGCCTTGTCAATGAGAGCGATGCGCTCGTCTACAAGCGAATCAACGTTCACTTGCTTGGCGGCCTCAAGATCAGCCTTGGCGGCTTCAAGTTCTTGAGCAAGGGCGTCGGCGCGGCCTTCGGCAGCGTCCATCTTCCCTTTCATCTCCTTCTCCATTGCGTCCATTTCTTCTTTCATCTTGGATGCTTCGGCCATCATGCCGTCGTACATCTTCTTCATGTCCTCGTAAGACTTCTTGGCATCCTCTCGTTCTTTGGTGACCGCCAGCGCAACGCTTTCGCTCACCTCAAACTCAGCGCCATCGAAATTGACTTTCGCAGTCATAGATGGTTCCTCGTAATTGAGTAGGGTTGGATTTGCCGCATCAAGGCGATCAAGATGCAGCTTCACTTGCGGGCCTGCGCGGCCACGCCTGACAACGGCCACATGATTGCCACTAATTGAGCGTTGAACGCCGTCATAGTGCTCGCCGTCGTCGGTAACGCCAGGTGTCGAGTCGTATTCAACTCTGTAGCCCGCGCTCACCTCTTGAACATCTTTCCGCAGAATCTTCTCAATGGCTTCCCTGTCAGTAATCGTCATGACAGCACGGACAAAGCCGTTGTCATAAACAATGTCCGTACCAGTGAAGCCAATCTGATAGTCCTTGGTATTGGAGCTATCAAGAAGAACTGATGGATGTTCAAATGTGATTGCCTTGCCCGCAAATGAAGCAAGACTTTCTCCCGAGCCAACTTCTTCCGCTGGACGGTATTCCTTACGAATGGAGCCATCGGCGTCAGTGTACAGTTGCACACCAGTACGCGCAATGGTCGCCCAAGCACGAAGGTAGCCTTCCGGCGTCACCTCGTACTTGTCTATGGGGGATACGTCGTAACGAAAAGAAGTTTCGCTCATGAAACAACACTAACGAATGGAGCTGTCTATACTGCAATTCTTGTACCAGAGATGAAACACCATGCGCTACCTAGTTAGCAGCACAATTAGCGCTGCACGGATGCCCCATCACCAGCGCAAGCTAGTCGTTGCGGAAAGAATGAAAGAAGCCCGCCTTAATAGCGGGCTCAGTCAGCGTGATGTTGCCAAAGAGCTGCACATAGGAGCTTCCACTTATTGCCGCATGGAAAGAGCCGAAACAGAACCATCCGCAGTGCAATTGGCAACACTTAGCGGACTTTACACCCTTTCCGTGCTTTGGTTTTTAGGGATACCTAGTTATGTCGTTGATGCTCAATCGTCGTCATCATCGTCCATACCCTGACCCCTGATTGCCCTCACCTGGCTTTCCACGCCAGCCATGACATACGCCTTGGCAATAGCCTCCGCTTCAAACACCAGCATCTTCACAGGCACGTAGTCTTCGTGCGGCTTCTCGTAGTAGTTCTCCACGAACATGTGGGTTTCGTCGTGCCGCCCATTCTTGAAATGCTGCTGCTCAACTAGCCGCCAATGGGGAGTGTCCCGATGCTCATGCGCCGACAGGATGGAGAGGGCTTGCATGATGCCAATGCCATCATCATCCTCGTCTTCCATCGTGTGAACGTGCTCGTTCATTGCTTTTTGCGGCGACTCTCAACCATCTTAATGATGCGACTTGCCCACGCCCTACCCGCGTCCGATCCCCAGAGCAACCAAGCGATTCGGCCAGCATCATCCTCGCCTCCGCTCTTGTTCTTTTCGTGCCGAGAGAAGAATGCCGCCATGCGCTTGATCGTTTCGTAGCTCACTGCCTCTCCATTGGCCAAGCTTGTTGCCCTGGCCACGCCACTGCCAATGCCTTGCTTGCCTGCCTCTTGCGTGGTCAGGCCGCCTTTGCCATGCTTCTTGCGCAGCTCAAGCCCTCTGCGAGCGGCAGAGCGAACGGACGATGGAGGAGAAAATGATTCGGAGTCGCCCCTGTCATCTTCTTCCTCATCATCGTCATCATCGTCGTCGTCATCGCCGCCAAGCTCTTTCATGAAAGCAAGGTAGTATTCATCCCCCATGTCCTTTTTGGGCTTGCGCGACATGCCAGCTTCTGAGAGGGCAATGGCGAGAGCGCGTCGGGGGTCAACAACCTTCTCCCCACTGCTGCTTTTGAGCTTGCCGCTTTTGAACTCACGCAAAACAAGCCGAATTTTTGCTTGCTGCTTTTTGTCGGCCATTGTTAAACCCAGACATAAAGCGCCACCTTTGACTTGGCGCAGTCTTCCACAATCGTAGCCTTGGTCTGCAGAATCTCGTTGTGACGTGGCTTACCTTGCCAGAAGCGATCATGCCACTCAACATAAATTGTTTTCACCCATTGCCCCACGTTTTCGACTTCCAGTAAACGCGGCAATACAGTAAACTCTGCTCCTTCAATGTCGCACTTGATATAGATGGTCGCTTCGTCGTCCGCGTCGATGATTTCTTGCACCACTCGCTTTACGTCCATTGACTCCACGTAAAGCTCTTGGCATTGGTGCCGCTCAATTTCCGCCAGTGGCTCCATCACGCAAGTAGACGCAGCGCTATAACCAGGCAGCCACTTGAAAGTGACTAGGGCATCTTCTGTGCCAATAGCAGCATGAAAAGCCTGAAACGAAAGAAAGCGTTTTTCAATGGAGGGAATGGCGGACTTATTTGCCTGTACTGCATGAGCAGACGGCTCAAACGTGAGAACATGCCAGTCATAGGGAGGCTCCTTGCCAAAAAATAGTTGCTTTTCAAACGTAAGCAAGCCGCTTTCGCAATCTGAATACTTCCCGCCATTGTCTAAGTAGTGAGTGCCAAAGTCCAGAAAGTATTTCATTGGTAAATCTGCCGATCTTGCCAGAGTTGATTGTAGTTGTTCGTACCTTTGGCTCCAAAAGCAGACAAGTCGCCACCTCCCGCAGGCTTGCCCCATGCAAGAATAGTTCCGTCAGGCAGAACAAAAGCAGTGTTGTGTTTTTGGTGGGTGGGCGTTAGCTGAAGGAAGTCGCCATAGACAAACGATGCCTGCTCGCCATTTTTTGCCAATGCTTGCCCTAGCACGGGAGTAGCAGTAGGGGACAATGGCGTGATGCCATAGTACCTGTCTTGCCAATTCTCCACCACTTGATCAATGGCATTCAGAAGCGCAGGATTACCCGGCTTGGAAAACAACACTGCAGTCATGCACGCCCAGCAAGTGCCAGTAAACTTCTGAATCTCGCGGAACGCAAGAAAGTCAATGCGGTCGGCAAGCTCTACAGGTGAATGGAGCCTAATGGCAATGTCAAAATACCAGCCACCAACCGCATAGAGGATGCAATAACGGCCAAGGTCAGCCTTGTTGGAATAGGAGCGGAGGCCGTCATAAGCCTTGACAACATCGCCCCCGAAATGCTCAACGATGAACTCTCTCAGTGTTTCGTTGTTGTAGCGAACATAGTCCGCACTAGGAAAGCCCTGTTGAACTGTGCTTGTCAATTGCTGCAGCGCAGGAGGCAGTTCTTTGCCGCCTTCATCAGTCAGAAAGATTTGCGAAACTTGCACGATCAATTCACCTTCACTGGAGCGCCAAAACCTTTGAATTCAGAAACCGCAACGACAGGCTTGAGCAATTCATTGATATAGCCAAGCATCTTGTCAGTGACATTCTCCCAAGAGAATTGGTCCTCATGAATGCGTGAATAGCACCACGCACCATCATCGTTCATCTTGTCTCGATCTTCGTAGTATTCCGTGAGCAGTTCGGCAAGGTGATCGGGCGATACTTGCCCGCGCTCCAGTCCATAGTTCCTGTCGGTTTCCCAGCTTTCAATGCGAATGCGAGGCACGTCGCTAAAGATTTCCTTCAGGCTTGTGTGGTCTGGCACTAGCTGCGGGCGGCCAGTAGCGGCATGTTCAGTGTTGACCAAGCCCCACCCCTCGCCCAGACAAGTGTTGATGCCCACGTCCACTGCGTTATACACCTTGTTGAGCTGCTCAATGGGAAGACAGTTATGCGTGGAAAAATTGGGGCTGGTGAGAATGAGCTTGCCCGCAGGGTCGTAGCCTGCGTCCCTAGCCACACGTTTGAACAAAGGGATCAGTTCCCAGCCCATATCTTTGGCTCCCATGTTGAGCCACAGGCGAGCATCAGGCTTGTCCTTTGCAAACTTGATAAAGCCCTTGATGGTCAAGTCAATGCGCTTGCGCGGCTGGTTTCTGTTGCCATTGAATACAATGAACGCATCATCTGGCACGCCAACATCCTTCCGGCATTGCTGCTTGTCAATGGGGAAGAACTTGGTAAAGTCCGTGCCATGGCCCACAACGCCAATCGGACGCTCGTAGCCCATCTTTTCAATCTCGCCCTTCGCAAACTCTGTGTAGGTGATGAGCTTGTCCCATTTGTTCAGAGCGGGAAGTAGCTCAGGGAATAGACCGTAGGAGTCGATAGGCGTGTAAACGCAGGTTTTGAAGCCGAGCTTTTCCTTCAGTGGCTCAATTTTGTCAACAAGCGTGACCGCCACCCAAATGTCATTGACAATAAACACCACGTCAGGCTGAATGGTTTGCACCAGTTCAGCAATGCGATGGGAACCGAATGGGTCGGAGCCATGTGCCATCGCCGGAAACATCTGACAATGCTGCTGCATTGGGGAAGGGTCCCCGTGATGATTGACGCACAGTGCAAACACGTCATGATCTTTAGCGAGGGCGGGAATGAGATATTCGGCCACCCTGCCGAAGCCCGTCTGTACGCCAACGTCTCCGCAGTAGAGGATTCGTGTCACTGAAAGAAAGAAGCTCGCTAGATACTAGGGCCTCTTCACACGGG